CTCGCCATGAACACCTCTGGCGGCCCCCCTATCGAAGAACCTAAGTCTGCGAGCATAGACGACCCCTCCTCACAGCCTGCAAATGGCGTTCCTGCGGGGGAACAGCCGCCACTCACAGCCTGCAGCGAGGGGGGGCTCCGTCCGTGGTGCCCCCCCCGGGCCGCCGCAGGCAAGCTCATTGTCAACCTGGAGCGGGCACGAACGCCTTGATTGCGGCCTCCGCTACGCTGGCTGTGATTTCGCCGGCAATCTGCATCTCGCCTAGCCGCCGCTCGGCCTCGATCTTTGTCATGCCTTCGATGGCTGTCATCGCCGCTGCGTACATGCTGCTAACAACCTTGGCGTGTTCGGTGATGTTGAATTCCAAGCCAAGGATCTCCAGCTCGAACCCTCCAGGCTCGGCGTTACTAGAGACCTTGATGCTCCCCACCTTGCCGTCCTTGGGGCTCCAGATGTACGCCGAGATGCCATTGGGCAAGGTAAGCACAGTGGCCCCGCCTTGGCCCGGGGTTGTGATCCAGGCCCCTGTAGCATCCTGCTTGATGTTGGTAGGGGCTGCACCTTGGTAGCTCCCAGTCTGGAGGCCGTCGTTATCCATGGACGCCATGGACACAGGGCTCCCCTTGGCAACGGGGCCGTCTGGGCCTATCTCGTTGATGGCTGTAGGGGTGGAGCAACCGGCCGCCAGCAGGGCCGAGGCCGTCAGGACGATCAGCCAAGACTTAATCGAGGTCCGCAGGAAGGCGAACCCAAGGCCCACCAATCCAGCCACGATGACACAGGCTATGGCGAGGCCGCTCGATTCCGTCGTTGCAGCCAGCCCCATCAGGGTCACAACGATAGTGGCTGTGCTATAGGTCTCCGTCGATTTGAGGCCGGGCTTGACGGCCCGGGGTTCCGGTTCGTGGGGTTTCTGATTCATGGTCTGTTTCCTTTCAGGAATAGGGGTTGTAGAGCATTGGTTGACAATCATACCGGATTCCGGCCGGGCCGGGGGAAAAATCTTTCAGCCATAGGGCCAGACGATAATGCGGGCCCCGGGCTCGGGGCCGAACCGCTTAGCCAGGTACTCGGTGACAACGAACTTGTCGTCCTTCCAGACGATCCCCGTCAGGGCGTCCTCCGTGGAGCGGGCCAGCTTGACGATGTCGGGCTTGCCGGTTGGCAGGTCCGGGGCCTTGGGCTTCAGCTGCCCGGCGAACCGGCCGCTACGGAAGTGGTCTTGGGGGCGGCACTGGTAGAACACAATCATGCACCCGAGCGGCCCTTCCAGCAGGTCCGTTGCACCGTGCACCATACGGCCAAAGATCGCGACGTTGTGCCTCCAGTCGCTCGTCTTTTTGCCGCCGCAGTCGACGTAGTTGCCAATCACCATCGGCTTGCCGGAGGCCATGGCCTTGGTGACGATACTGCCGTCCTTGTAGCGACTGGGCATGAAGGTCTTACTGCCCGCCGGGCCGGGCCGCCCCGGCACCCAGAAGCAATGGGTTGCCTGTTGGCTGCAGACGAACCGCATGGCTTGGAACTGAGAGCAAGGTTCCCGCAACGCCTCGTCGTCCCAGAGCCGTTCCGCCGGGTCCCAGCCGTCAGGGTCGACGGGGCCTTGGATGGGGGGGGGTGTTTCCATGGGTTCTCCTATTCGTCGTCTGGGAATCTCTTGGCAAGGTCGCCCAACAGGCCCGCCAGCTGTGGCTGGAACAGGTTCTTTTTCGATTCGCCGGGCCCCTTCCAGAAGAAGGGAATGCCGATGGCTTGGCACATCTCGTACAGGTTCCACGCCCAATTCAAATCCATGAACCGGGCGTTGGGGCCGTTCTCGCCGCCGCAGATGACCCAGTCGACCTGGGTGAAGCGACGTGGCACAGCGAGATCCTCGAGCATAGGCTCGACGCTGACGAACAACTGGGCAGCGTATGGCCGCATATCCAGCAGGTGCGGCAGCCGCCGCTCCAAGGTCTTGCTGTCCTCGGCGGTGATGCCGAGCCAGAGATTGTGCAAGCCGAAGTCCCCCACCTGGTCGGGCAACAGGCCGTGCAGCATTTTGAGCCCCGCCTTGGGTCGCTTGGTAAGCAGCAGCCAATCCAGGAACGGGGTCGCCCGGATCAGATCGAACAGCCGGGCCCGGGGGGCGAGCAGCTCGTCCTTGTCCTCGGCCCAATCCATGAGCGAGCCACAGAACACCCGGGGGCGGTCGCCGCACATGCCGGCAGATCGGTCCCAGTGGCTGGGTTGCTTCCAGTAGGCGTCGGCCGCATGGGCCCGCCGCCCGTCCGACCCCCACTGGCCCAGGAGCTTCTGGTTTTGCTTGGACATGCGTGCCGCATAGCAGTTGACGCAACCGTCCGTCAACTTCGTGCAGCCCCGCCAGGGGTTGAAGGTGTGGTCGCACCACGCTATTGCTGTGTCCTCAGCCATTGTTCTGCTCCTTGTTCTCGCGTAGCTCCATCCGGAGTTGTTCCAGCTTGTTCATCCTCGCACCCCACCTTCCTTGGCAACCAGTATCCTACAGCCGCCCCGCTTGCGGGTCTGGCAGTCGACGAGCCGCCCCGCCTTCACCAGCTCCCACACCCGGGGCCCAACCGACTGCTGCAGCATATCCAAGTCCGCCTGGATCTCCCGCCGGGTTCGGCCTTGGTAACCGTGTTGCTTGACGTGATTGTAGACCCGCTCCCGCTGTTGTGCCGTCACGGGCCGGACCTTCTCGGCCGCCTCGATGCTGGTGTTGGTCTTGTTGTGCGGGGGGGCCGGGTTGTGGTCTCCGTTGCTCCACAGCAGCGTGTTGTCGGGGCCGTTGCTTCTCATGGCGGTTGCTCCTTCTGGTTGGGGTTGCTATGCTTCGCAGGCGTCGTAGTCATACGCCAGGTTCTGGAACGTGGTGCTGGCCAGGTTGAACGCCAGCTTGACCTTGCCGGTCGGGCCGTTACGCTGCTTGGCAACGATGACCTCGGCGACGTTGGTCGGGTCGTAGTTGTCCTCGGCTTGGTGGTAGTAGTCGTCCCGGTGCAACAACAGCACCACGTCGGCGTCCTGCTCGATTGCCCCACTCTCGCGGAGGTCGCTGAGCCGGGGGCGGTGCCCCTCGCGGGCCTCCGGCGAACGGTTGAGCTGACTAAGGCAAATCACCGGCACGTTCAGCTCCCGGGCCAGGGCCTTGAGCCCCCGGGAGATGGCGGTGACTTCCTGTTGCCTTGATTCGTGCCCGTGGCAGGTCATCAGCTGCAGATAGTCCACAACCACCAGGCCGATGCTACGCTTAATAGTCATCCGCCGGGCCCGGGCCCGCAGCCCCAACGGGGTGAGCGTCGAGGAATCGTCCAGATACAGCTTGCCGTCCGCCAGCTTCCCAACGGCCGTCGCCATAGCGTGGAACTCGTCGGCGTTGAGCGTGTTCCGCCGGGCCCGTAGCAAATCCACGTCCGCCGCCGAGCACAACAGCCGGTGCCCCATCTGGTCTCTGCTCATCTCCATGCTGAAGAGCAAGGTGGGGACCTTGGCGGCGTCAGCTGCGTGCATCGCTACGTTCAAGGCGAACGCCGTTTTGCCCATGCTCGGCCGCCCGGCGATAATAATCAGGTCGCCGTCCTGCAGGCCGCCGGTCTGGTTGTCCAGGTCCGTGAACCCGGTGGGGACGCCGACGGTCATGCCCGCCTCGGCGTTCTCCATCTGGTCGTAGGCACCTTGTAGCAGCTCGTTCAGCGTCGAGTTGTGGCCCTCTTGGATGCCACGCTCGGCGACCCGGAACACTTCGGCCTCGGCGTCGTTGGCTTGCTCGAGCGGGGGGGCGGAGCTGGTGTAAGCAGCTTGCAAAATCGAAGAGCCCGCAACAATCAATTCCCGCAACATCGCCTTGTCTCGGACTATGGCAGCGTAGCCGGGCCCGGAGGCTGCGGAAGGCACGCTGCCGGCAATCTCGAGCAGGTACGGGAGCCCGCCGATGTCCTCCAGCATGTGCCGGTCGGCCAGCCATTGCTTGAGCCGGACCATGTCGACTTTCTGGCCCTCGTTGTCGTAGATATCGACCAGGGCCTCGAAGATCGTGCAGTGGGCCTGTCGGTAGAAGTCGCCGCTCCCCCGCAACACCTGCAGGACATCGCCTAGCACGTTGCTGTCAAGAATAATCGAGCCCAGCACAGCCGCCTCGGCCTCGAGGGCATGCGGTGGCAGACGATCCATGAGTTGGCTAGGGTCATTCATCAGGCGAACTCCACAGTTGGGATTTGTGACGTTGGTAGCGAGTAGAGATCGGCCCCGGGGTTGTCTGGGTCGCCGACGTGGATCCAGTCAGCGTTGTAGCGGGCCTCTTTGCCTTGTACAGCAGCACCATCAATGAATATGATGTCTCCCTGTGCAATCGCCTCGGCGATATGCTTGGGCGAGGGGTGCTCGACTTCCAGCGGGCCCCGGGGGCGTTCCAGCTGTGAGACGAGCAGACCTATCGGCGACCGGGCGTTGTGTGATATCCCCATCCAGGTTCTCAACACCGTGTCTGCTGTCAGGCACAGATCGAACTTGTTCCAGCTCGACTCGTTGACACCCAGACGCTTCAGGGCCGCTGCAGTAGCCGCAGGCAAACCACCATCATCACCGACGCCCGGGCTTTCCCCTATCGGGTTCGAACTCTCCAATGATGATAGATTCCTAACCTCTGAGTTGTTAGGCCGCTTTTCCGCCGCTTTTCCGCCGCTTTGTGCGTACGAATCTGCGTCGCCATCGTACGACGAATCCGTGCGATTGGCCGGTTCGGTTCGTACGCTATTATCGTACGATCCTGCTCGCTCATGTTGCCGGCGTTTTAGGGCCCGCCGGGCTTCTAAGTAGCGTCGGCGACTGCTCTTGCCGAAATACTTCTCGAACTTGGCAACCACCACCAGGCCCTCGTCGTTCAATGACAACCACCGGATATCTTTGTCTTGGATTGCTGCACAGAAGTCGAGGAACTTTTTGCGGGTTCTACAACTAACCACCGAGTTGACGGCCGCCGGGGCAAGGGCTGTAAACTCATTAACTAGATTCTGGTCTATCCAGCGGAACCAGGCGACCGCCCGGCCGCAGGCGGAGAACTTGGTCTCGCCGGTGAGCTCGGCCAGCCGCAGAATCTTCGGGTGGTCGGGGTGGACAAACAGTGGAATGTATTCGCTAGCACTCATGGTTCAGCCTCGCGGATCTAAGGTTGGGCGGATGCCGACGACCCATAGCAGATCGCCTTCTCTGAGGAACGGTAGGCACTTGGCCTCGTAGTGCGGGTCGAGGTTCAAGTCCTCGAGATGGTGGTACTTGGCGGGCCGGTCGTAGGGGCCTTTGCTGTGGACCACAGTCACTCTCTTCTCCCAATCCTCGGGTAGCCATCGCTTGATTCTCATCAGCGGCACGTTGCCGACACAGACCGCCCAGATGGGGATATGCGACATCAGGTTCATGCCATGGTACACGCCCGCCAACGTCATGCCGCTCCCCAACACCAGCAGCACCCGCCGCACGCCCGGGGGGATGTTGACGGCCTGGGCGAGATTCGACTTGAAAGCCTCTTCAGATTCGAGCCCCATCGGTAGCATGGAGTAGCCTCGCTCGTCGGCGATTTTGCGGGCCTGGTAGGCACAGTAGCTGCCGTAGCCGGGGTTGACTTGCACCAGCTCCACACCGAGCCCCCGGGCGAATTCCATCTCGGGGGTTTCGGCCCCTTGTGCCGTCACGCAGACGGCCTTGATTCCACGCCGCTGGGCGAGCAATCCAATGTAGCCAGCCTGTGGAGATTTGCGGTGGCCGACGGTCGTAACGCCCCGGGTCTCGCCTTCCATGAGTAGGTCGGCGGAGCGGGCCTTGCCGCCCCGGGCCCCGTTGCGGTTGAACAGGTCGTCCCGCTTGACCCAGACGTTGCGGTCCTCGCACATGCGGACGGGGGTGATGGCTTGTGGGTCTTGCATGTCGGGGGCGTCGAGGCTCATTCGGGCGTCTCCTGTTTGGCGGGGGCTTCGGCCGCCGGGGCCGCCAGGGCCCTGCGGACGAGCTGCTTCGCCTTGGCACGGGCCGTCTTGGCTTGTGCCGTCTGGACGGCCTTCTTCCGCTGCAGGCTCGGGGCTCCCGCTGGCCGCAGCACCCGCCCGTGTTGGTCGACACAGGGGTTGTTGTGCTTGTTGCGGTGGCCACGCTTGAGCATACAGCCTCGGGTCTTACATCTGGCCATTAGTTGATCCTTCAATAACAGGCCGGACGGGCCCCCGCCGCCGGGGGCCGCCCTGACCTTTGGAGTTCACTCGGGTTCGGCCGGGTCGGCCGGGGGGGGTTGCTCTTCGCCGCCGAACAGCCCCATCTGGCTTTCGGTCTCGACGCCCAAGGCTATCCGCAGGGGCCGGGCCTTGGCGAGCCCCTCGACGAGCCGGTGCATAGGCAAGGGGCCGCACATGGTATTGCCCGCCCCGCTCTGGAACAGCGAGGCTATCGCGGTGCCGGTGTTGGGGCTCTCTTGTGCCTCGGTGGTTGCGTAGCCACCGTAGTACAGATGGTTCAGGTTACAGCGGTTGTGGACGAACCCGGGGACGCCCGAAGTGCCGCAGCAGTTCAGGTCGTCGCCGAGCGGTCGATACCGATTCTCCGCAGCGTAGAACGCAAGGCCCGCCGCCCGGGCCGCCGCCCGGATAGTCAACAGGCCGTCCTTCATCTCGTTGTCAGGGTACACCAAATCGGCCCCGAGCTTCTCCATGCCGGGCTCGGCCATGTCGCGGTTCATTGCCTTGTATCCCTCCACCGTGACGCCGAAGCAGTTGACCGCCGCCAGGGCCGGAATCGTCTCGCGGCATATCTCGTCCACGGCACTCAACATCAATGGCTGCATCCGGGCCAGCACCCGCTTGCAGACCTTCACGAGCTTGCCGACAATCTCGATCCGCTGGGCACAGGTCGGGGCCCCCCGCTCCCGCACGTCGTAGCTGGAGGCGAGCAGCGAGACCTGGCCGACGAAATTGCACTTGGCGAACATCTCGAGGTATTCGTCTGTGCCCGCCAGGGCCCCTTTGGTGCTGAACACGCAGGGGTATTGGCTCTCCGCGAAGATCTGCAGGCACTCCCAGGACCGCCGGTGCTCCAGCTCGCAGGGCTGGAAGGGGTCGCTCATTCCGCCCCAATGCAAGGGGATCTTCCAGTCGCACCAGTTGGTGGTCTGGGAGCGTTTGCCTTCCACGAAGTTGCGGAGATCCAGGGCCGTCTCGTAGGGGATGACGATCTCCCGGTCCTCGCCGACCCGCTTCCGGTTGGCGAAGCAATAGTCGCACCCGTGGGTGCAGCCCCGGTAGGTATCGAACCGGATCGGTAGGTCACACAGGATCAACTGGCTTCCGCAATTAGGCATAGCAACATCTCCAGAACCTTCCGTCGGCCGTGCTTTTGGATGAACAGCTCGAGTTGGGGCCACTTGTCTTTGGGGATAGCGAACGTGCAGGTGCGGTAGGCTCCGTCGCCGTATTCCTCGGCGACAGCCCGGATCGCGTCAACGATGGTCGGATAGATTTTCTTCTCTTCAGCAGGTGGCCTAGACATGGTTCATTCGCCCTCCGGCCGGGGGCCCGGGGCGTGTGGGCCGGTCATGACTTCAACGACCGCACCGTCGTCGATGATGATTGCACATTCGTCTCCGGTGCCGACCCTTTCGAGCCAGACCTGGGCGTCGTGTTCCTCGGCCATCTGGGCCACAGCTTCCATGGCAGCCTCGCCCAGGAGACTGGCTTCGCGAATCAACAACACCCGCAGCTTCGGGTTCAGCCCGAGCCCGACGCTGACGGCGACCCGGAGCTGCTCGGCCTGGGAGGCTTGCTTGAATGGCAGGTAGTTCAGCGTGACGCCCTCGTCGTCGAAACCGAGCCCCTCCACGGGCCAATCCGCGTGCGTCATCGCCTTGCTTTTGGCTAGGTCGATATCGGACATCAACTGCGTTAGCTCCGCTGCGTCGGCCTCCGCCGAAACCAGGGCCGCCCGGGCGACCCGCCGGGCCCGGGCCTTCTGTTGCTTGGCGACGTTTTGCTCGACCCGCTCCATCTGCTCTAGGATCGGGGCTGTGTCGACATCGGCGGAATCGGCGAGCTCCTGCCGTAGGCCGGTGGTGTCAATCTTGGCCTTGTTAAGCGACAGCTCTAGCCTGCTCAAGACCGCTCGGGCCGAGTCAATCTCGTCTTGGAGACGGTCCTCGTTGGCGAGGCTCGACTCGAGGTCGGCTTGCTGTTTGGCCCGCACCTGGTTGGCAGAATCTGCGGTCCGCAGCTGCTGGGTGAGCTCTTCGACGCTGGTGGATTCTGTTGCGTCTGTGCCGGGTTCGTCGGGGCCCCACTCGGCCAGCTGGGCACACAGCCGGGTGACTTCGCGGTTGACGCCGGTCCGCTCGTCGAACAGCCGGGCCCGCTCTTTGTCTTGCTTGGAGAAGTCGAGCCCGACCAGGGCCCGCAGCTTGTTGACTTGTTCGTTGGGCTGCAGCCGAACGAACCCGAGCGGGTCATAGCTGACCCGGTTCCACAGGCTGTCCAGCAGCTTCTGCGGGCTGGGCTCGGTGTAGCCGGTTTCGGTTTTGACGGTGACCTCGCTGCCTTTGGCGTTGAACGTCCTTGTGACGACCAGAGGCACCTGCCCGGAGGCCTCGTCGCCGTCCAGGTGTAGCACGACCTTGGCCGCCTTGGCCCCGTTGCGGATGGGCTGTGAAGGCAAAGAACGGCCGCCGCCCAGAGCGTACATGATCGCGTCAAGGACGCTCGATTTGCCCGCCCCGTTCTCGCCGGCAATGACGACGACGTGGCCCGCCGGGTCTATATGGACCACCGAGAGACGCTTGACGTTCTCGGCACTGAACTGGGTGATTCTCATTGAAGAGTCTCCTTCTGATGTTAGGGGATAAAGGGCTGCCGCCAGCGTCAGCTGGGGGGCTGCGGTTTCGCTGGCGACAGCCTGGGAACGCAAAAGGTGGCGGGAGGGGCTCATCTGACGATGAGGAAACCCCCCCCCCCGCCGAACCAGAAGGAGCTATTCCTCGGGCTCGTCTTCAGGCTCTTCGGTCTCTTGTCCAGAGTCGCCGATCCGCTCCAAGACGATCCGGCCGGAACGGTTGGCAACGGCCGCCAAGTCCAGGGCCGCCGCCCGGTTGAACGAGATGCTGAAAGAGATAGACTCGACGCTGGAGCGGTAGGCGTTGATATCGCCTATCGCCTCGACCGCCGGGGTCTCTTCGTCGCCGCCGAGCGTCTGCTGCCCGGGCACGTCGTCGCTAGCGTTGGGGTCCAGGTAGAACACCACCTGCAAACGGGCTCCGACAAAGAAGTGTTCGGCCCCGTTCGGGCTGATTTTGCCTTTGGCCGACTTGACGCCGACCGAGGCCTTGTTCTTTCCGATCGATACACCGCCTAGCTCGACGGGCATATCGAGGGTCGAGGCATATACTGTTGCTTCAGATTCCATTGGATGTCTCCTAGAATCGTGTTGGCCGCCGGGGCCGCCGGGGCCCGGGCGTAGTGGTTGGTTACTTGCCGGAAACGATAATCGAGCCCATGCCGACCTTGTTCATCAAGTCGAGCAGCTTCTCCGAATTCATCTCGACCAGCCCCATGCTGTACAGCCGGGGGCAATACGTATCGAGACGGGCCTTGGCCGCCTCCATTGGGCAACCCTGCTGCTCGGCCAGAGCGTCGACAACCTGCTCCCAGGTGATCTCCGGCGTGGCCGCTGTTGTGGCTGGGGCCGGGTCCGGGGCCGGGGCCGCCGCCGGGGCCGGGGTTGCTGGCTTGGCTGGTGGCGGTGGTGGCGTGGGCTTGGGCTTGGGCTTCGGGGCTGGCTTGGGCTTGGCTGGGGCCGGGGCCGCTGGCTTGGCCGCCGGGGCGTCGCCCAGCTTGGCTGCGAGCTTGTCGGTGTCGCTGACGGTATTCTCGCCCGCCGGGGCGAAAGCATCGGCTATCGAGATCTGGCCTTCTGCCAGGGCCGTCTTGATTCCACGCAGGTCGGCGAGCTCCTCGTCGCCCAGTTGGCCAACAGCCTCCACGCCAACGGCCGCCAGGATTGCTTCCTTCTCGATCCCCTTCTTGAGGAAGTAGGTCATGGCCCCGTCGCGACGTGCCTCGATCGGGGCGTCGCCCCCGGCCGCCGTTTTGCGGGCCACCTTGTAGAGCTCTTGGATCACAGTGCCAGGCACAACCGCAAAGATTCCGTTCCTCCGGGCCTTAGCGGTAGTGGCGAGGGAGATCGTGTTGATCATGTCCTCGTTGTATCGCTCGCCGGGGTGCCACTTGTGGTCCGCCGAGTAGCGGATCGGGGTGGAGACTGTGCCGGTTGTGGCGTAGTTGGATTCCAGGTCGTGGGCCATCCAATCGACGCTGACGCTCTCGTCGCCCGCAACCGGGGGCCGACACACGACACGCAGGTTCTTCCAGCATATCGCCGCTATCTCGGCGAGGCGAATCGACGGGCCCCGGAGCCCCTCGCCCCGGGGGACGTTGTAGTAGCAGGCCTCCGCGATTTCGATGCTGGAGCCGACCATGGACCGGGCGTTCTGGGTGCACAGGGCTGGGACTCGGGGGTATTGATGGGCCGTGGCGATTTGGATGTCGATCTCGGCCCGCTGGACTTGTTCGACTGCGTTGGGAGCCGCCAGCACAGGTAGACTGACCTGCGGCAAGACGGCAAGGGCTGTTTCTTCGGTCATGGGTCCGGTTCCTTTCACTTGGGTTTGCGGTGCCGTAGCACCCGGGTTGTAGACTTCTTGGTGTATTCCTCGGCGATTTCGGGCTGCTCGTCGCGGAGCCGCGATACGTCGATTCTGTTGTTAGGTTGCTCGAACAGGGTCACTTCGCCCGCCGGGCCCGCCAGCCCCAACTCCGCGTCTCCCATGGCGAACTGCAGGGCCGCCCGGGCCATGTCGCGTTGACGCTCTGCGGCCTTGTAGGCTTCGTGGTAGTCCAGATATGCCTCGACCAAATCGGGCTCGACGCCGCAGGCCTTGCCGGGCGTCCGGCGGACCCGCTTCAGCGTCTCCAGGTGCGGCACAGCGTCCGGTTTTGTGTCCGAGCGAACCAGGGCCCAGAACTTGATGACGGCGAGAGCGATAACCTCGCAGATCTGGTCGTTCTTTTGCACATGATACATCACCAGCCCCTTGTACGGATCGTGGTGAGGCACGTGGAACATCGGCAGGTTCGGATCCTTGCAGATGATCTGGGCGTGGCCCTGGAGGTTGACCCGCTCGGGGACTTGGTCGGTGCCGGGCTCGCCCCACACGTCGGGGGTGAAGATGGTGCTGAACTTCGCCTCGACGGGCTGGCCGTCGGCCTCCACTTCGGCGTCGAAGTTGGCAGCCAGGGGCAACCCCCCGGCCGCCTCGTAACGCCTGCCCCGCAGCAGGGGCCCGAGCTCCTGCTCGGCGAACATGAGCAACCCTGATTCGAATACGGTTCCGATGTTCATCGCCATGGTGGTCGGCCCCGGTAGGGTCCGCCCGGTTTTCTCTAGCCACACGTCCGCCGGGCCCGCCCAGGGGTCCAGCCCCATGATGGCTGCAACGTCGCTGGCGCCAACGGTCTTTCTGCGTAGCTCGAGGTCAGCTTCGGTCAGCGGCATCGTGGGCCTCCTGCTTGCGACGATCCTTGTGCCCCCGGTGCCAGCCGAGATAGAAGGCCGTGCCCGCTACCAGGGCCACAGCCGCCGGGCGATAATTCCAGGCCGCCCAGCACGCCAACAGCACGCAACCAACCTCGCACAGGAACCCCACAGCCCCCGCGAACCCGACAGCCTCGTCCGGCCCCCGGCCGCCCCCGCCCCGGACTCCGTGGGAGTCGTCGCAGATGATGCCATTAGGTTGTTCGTCGGGCTTCGCCATATCTGTTTTCCTTCCACGCTCCCCCGCCGGTGCCGCCCCTGCGAGAGCAGGAGTATGCGGCCCGACAGCGAGAGGATAGACCACGCTGGTTCAACACCCGCCGCCGGTGCCGCCTCTGCGATAGCAGAAGTATGCGGCCCGACAGTGGGCGATTTGGTTGGCACGAAAAAAACCACCCCCCCGCCGACCGGGGCCCGCATACGATCGGGCCATGGCCGCTGGTGTGCGGGGGGGGTGGTTAGTTGATGAGATTCGGGGTTTCATGGTAAGCAACACCAGCGTGCTTGTGAATCAAGCTGCGTCTCCGGAGGGAGCTTCTTCTTCGACCGGGGGCCGAACCGGGAGTTGGTTGGCCCGCTCGAGAATCATCTGCCGGGCGGTCTTGGCGAACGTGGCGTCGAGCCGGTATGCCGCCTCCCGGGAGACGATTCCCACCGTGTGTGGATCCTTCAAGACGATATGTTTTGCTGACATGTTGTCTCCAATCTGGCTTTCACTATACGGGTGCTTCGACCGGCCGCAACCCCGAGGCGTACTTTTTTTAACTTTTTTTAGCCAATTTCCGGAATTAGGGGTTGTCTCCTAAAGTTTATCGGGTATAGTACCGATAGTGAAGTTAGGAAATACGCTATGAAACACAGCACAAAAGCCAACCAAGACAAAAACCAAAAGGAGCTCACCATGGCCACAACAGCAATCCAAGTCACACTCGCCGAACGCACAGTCGCCGATCTGTACAACATGATCGCCGGTGTCCGGGAAGCCGCAGTCGCCAAGCATCCTCGCGGTGCCGGTGGCAACTACAGGTTGGTCGCGGTTTCGGCCGACCGGGTTCTTTCCCACGAGTTTGGCTGCGAGCCGCTGTTCCTGATCGACGCCTGCCCGTCCAAGAAGCAGATCGTCGGCTACGCCAAAGACATGGCCGAGCGGTTCCCCGAAGTAGACGAATTCGTCATCGACCTCGACGCCGACATCTACAGCCGCGAGATGGGCCACGACGACAAAGGGGCCTTCATCGAGCTCGAGCAGACCGGCGAGGGGTTCGATTGCACCGTGGCAGCCGTGACCCGGGGCCCCGCACCGACGACGCCCCCCCCGGCCCCCAAGACTCCCAAGGTCGCCCCGGCCGCCCCGACTAACAACAAGGAATGGTGGGAAGAGGACGACGAGCGTTGGCTGCCCGATCCCACCAAGAATGGCTGGTCCATGCGTGACAGCAAGCAGCGTCAGTGCTACAGGTCGGAATGGGCCGTGGATTGGAAACGGTTCCCCAAGGAGCAGAGCTTCGAGACGACCGACGAAGTCGAGCGATACCTGGACGGCATCATGGCTACGGAATGGTTCAAGCGTCGCTGGCCCAAGGCCCGCCGCCCGCAGGTCAAGCCGGGCCGCCAAGGCATGCGTTCGGCACACGCCAGCTTCAACGGCAGCATGACGCTCCCAGGCTGGGCCCGCTGCACACACGTGATCCTGCACGAGCTGGGCCACGTGCTGACGTCGCACGCCTCCGGGCCGGGCCACGGCCGCAAGTGGGCTCGGACGTTCCTGGAGCTGGTGCACTTCGCCCTGGGCGGCAAGGCCGAGAAGGCTCTGAAGGATTCCTTCAAGGCTCACAAGGTCCAGTTCAACCTGCCTCGCCGCATGTCGGCCGCAGCCAAGGCTGCAGCAGCCGAGCGGTTGCAGAAGGCACTGGGCAACCGGGCCGCCGAGCTCGGCCAGGATCCGTTCCGATCCTAACAGCCGAAACGCCCCCCGGGGCGTCGTGGCCGGTTGCCCTCCGGCCGCCTGATGATGGCAGGGCACAACACGAAAGGATACGACAATGAGCGACAACCAACGAGTAACGGTCGGCGAGCTGGAGCGGCAAAGTGTACTGATCGCCGAGGGCCTGGGCCTGAGCTACAACGAGGGGCTGAACGTGCTCTTCGATGCGGTGCGGGTCCGCGAGACAATCGAAGTGCTCGGCGACCCGGAGACGGTCGCCCCGGCCGACGCGGAGAATGTCCTGGCTGGCGTCAAGCAGATCCTCCAGGCCCGGGCCGCCCGGCCGGGCCCCCGCCAGAACCCAGAGGAAGAAGCATGGCGTGCGGCACATCCTGCCGAGGCCAAGGCATTCGACCTGGGGCTCGCCCGGGGCCGCGAACAGGGCGACTTCCTCGCCACCGAGCGGGCCAGGAGCGAGGCCTACGACTCCGGCCGCAAGCAAGGCCTGAAGGAAGCCTTGCAACATGGAGAGCAAACAGCCTGGCGGGCCCAGAAGCTGGAGCTGGCGTTGGTGGATCTGGTGGCACACATGCGTAACGAGGCGAACTGGGCCGACCACGTCGTCGGCGGGCTCATCGAGATCAAGGTCGACGCGGATGCACTGGAGCGGGCCCTCGAACTGATTTAACTTTTTTTACGAATTTCACGAATTAGGGGTTGTCTCCTAAAGTTTATCGGGTATAGTACCGATAGTGAAATTAGGAAATACGCTATGAAACACAGCACAAAAGCCAACCAAGACAAAAACCAAAAGGAGCTCACCATGGCCACAACAGCAATCCAAGTCACACTCGCCGAACGCACAGTCGCCGATCTGTACAACATGATCGCCGGTGTCCGGGAAGCCGCAGTCGCCAAGCATCCTCGCGGTGCCGGTGGCAACTACAGGTTGGTCGCGGTTTCGGCCGACCGGGTTCTTTCCCACGAGTTTGGCTGCGAGCCGCTGTTCCTGATCGACGCCTGCCCGTCCAAGAAGCAGATCGTCGGCTACGCCAAAGACATGGCCGAGCGGTTCCCCGAAGTAGACGAATTCGTCATCGACCTCGACGCCGACATCTACAGCCGCGAGATGGGCCACGACGACAAAGGGGCCTTCATCGAGCTCGAGCAGACCGGCGAGGGGTTCGATTGCACCGTGGCAGCCGTGACCCGGGGCCCCGCACCGACGACGCCCCCCCCGGCCCCCAAGACTCCCAAGGTCGCCAAGGCCTCGGTCAGCGACGTTCCGCACGGGCTGTCCGATGGCGGGCTGGAGCTGTTCACCGACCTGGCCGAGGACGCCGGCAACTGGAGCGGTCAGCCCCTGTTCGGCGGCAACGTCGGTTGCGATCCCAGCGACCGGGGCTGGCTCACCGAGCTGAAGAAGAAAGGCCTCGTGACGACGTTCGCCGACGACGAAGACAGCTCGCTGAGCTGGGTCGTATTCACCGACGCTGGCCGGGCCTTGGCCGACAAGCTGGGCACCACCCTGGAAGACTATCGCTGAACGCCGAAACGGCCCCCGCCCCGGGGGGGCCGTCATCGCTGGCTGGCTACCAGCGGTCTGACGAGGCAAGCCAACAACCTAAAGGAGCTCGAAAATGGCATCAGTCGAAACAAAAACGCAAGCATGGGAAGCTGTTCTGTCCTACGCAACCTACCACGCAAAGACCGTCGAATCGCACGCCCGCCGGGTCTTCGACGGGGTCGCCAAGGTCCGCGACGACGAGGGGTTCGTGCTCTCCGACGACCAGATCGACTGGGGATACGTCTGCGGCGAAACCAACCGCATCATCCAACAGCAGGTCAACGCCTCGGCCCGCACCAGCGAGCTGGTGGCATTCTATGGCGAGGCCCGGGTGCTCGACCTGACCAAAGACGACGCAACGAAGATCTGGGCCGACACGGCCGCCGAGGTCGCCGCCGAGATCGAAGAGAACCCAGCCGACATCGGCGTCAATGACGCCTGTCACTGGGCAACGGTTTCCAGCCGGGCCAACCGGGCCCTGCACCAGCTCGCAATGACCAGGCGGGCCAATGGCGGCGACGAGCCCCGGGCCGCAACAGCCCTCTGGGAAGAGCTGGGCAAGATGGTCGACGCCCCGGGCTCCGGGCTGCAACTGAAGCAGGTCCGCCCGGCAATCGACGCCACCCAAGATCTCGTCGCCGGGCACACCCGGTTGCTGAATGCGGCCGTGGTGATCCTGACGGATCCGAAGATCAAATCATGGCTGACCGCCAACGATATGAATGCCTTCATGCAGCTCGAGAAGGCATACCTCCAGGCGATCAAATGAGACGCCGAAACGCCCGGCCCCCCGGGCGTCGGCCGCAGCTGGCTACTGTGGCCCTGACGAGGCAAGCCGAGAACCAACAAGGAGATCCGATCATGGCAAAGACAACGAACAACACAACCCGCGACGAGACGGAAGCAGAGTTTGCGGGCACGCTGCAGCTTCTGCTGGACCGCTGCGAGGCCAGCGTGCTCCGGGCGAAGAAGCTCGAGCTGGAGCTGAAGAACGCCAAGGTCAGTCGCGAACGTGCGGCCGCCCGGGCCCGTGAGCTCGAGACCGAACTCGGCGTCCGGACCGAGGCGAGCAACAAGAAGATCGAAAGCCTGAGCCCGCCCCGGTTGCTCGAGGCTGCCACCGAGGTCCTGCGGATCCTGGCGAACAGCAGCAACCTGGTCGAAGGTGCACAGATCGGCAAGGTCCGCAACAGCTCGGGCCTGGACCGGATGGAGCCCCTGCTCCGCGAGGCAATCGAGGCCGCAGGCTACACCATCACCATCGACTACCACGGGGTCCACCTGCAGGGCCCCTCCGAGGAAAATTAACTTTTTTTACGAATTTCACGAATTAGGGGTTGTCTCCCTAAAGTTATCGGGTATACTCGCCGATAGTTAGGTTAGTGAAACGCTACGAAACACAGGGCAAACCAAAAGGAAACGAACAATGGCAACGATCCAAGCAAAACTGGCAGAGGCAATGACAGTGGCCGACCTTATCGCAGAGCTGAAGTATCTCGATCCTGACGCAGCAGTCGTGTTTGGCTGCGACTATGGCGACCACTCCCACACCGAGCAGGCCCTGCAGGTCCAGGACGTTGAGCAGATCGACGCCCGGGGCCTGGTGGAATCGGCCTACAGCAACAGCCGCATGGCCGTGAAGCGAGACGGTGAAGAATACTGCGATTGCGAAGAACGCAGCCCCGGCGAATGTGCCGATTGCCCCGAGCTGGAATCTTGCCCCTGGGCGATTCGGGACGACGAGGACGACGAGCCGCAGAAGGTCGTCGTGCTACGCAGCAGCGACTAACAGCCGAAACGCCCGGGCCCCCCGGGCGTCGGTCGGGTTGTCCCCCGGCCCTGACGAGGCAGACACCTCACTGGAAGGAGCTCAATTATGAACGGTTTGATGCTACATTGTGGGTCGGTTGAAGTGGGCCGCGAGCAGCTGGCTACGTATCCTGTGCCCGCCGCTACGGAAACCTGGCACCCAGTGCCCCACCACCAGCTCGTCGCCACGGTCGAGACGAGCCTCGAGGCCTCGGGGTTGCAGGTCGTCGAGCAGGGCCACGGGGTCTGGGGAGACGGGGCCCGCTACTTTGGCATGCTCGAGGTCCGGAACGGCGAGAACGCCGACGACTACACCATGGTCATCGGCATCCGTAACTCGCACGACCAGTCGTATCCCGCCAGCCTGGCGATGGGTGCGATGGTGTTCGTTTGCGACAACCTTTCGTTCTCCGGCGAGGTCACAATCGGCCGCCGCCACACCCGGTTCATCGAACGTGATCTGCCGGGCATGGTCACCAAGACCGTCGCCCAGCTCACCGAGGCCCGCCAGTTTCAGGACCGCCGGTTCGACGCCTATCGCCAGACGGGGCTGGGCGAAGTCCAGGCCCACGATCTGGTTGTGCGGGCCCTGGACGCCCAGGTGCTTCCGGCCTCGGCAATCCCCAAGGTTCTCCAGCAGTGGCGGACGCCGGACCACCCCGAGTTTGTTGAAGGTGGCAAGACGGCCTGGCGGATGTTTAACGCATTCACCGAGACCCTGAAGGGCCGCTCGCTGCTCGAGCTGCCAGCTCGCACCCAGAAGCTCCACGGGCTGCTGGACGCCGAGAGCGGGCTCGTTGCTGCCGCGTAGCCGAAACGCCCCCGCCGGGGGGCGTCATCGCTGGGAGCCCTCCAGCGGTCTGAAGATGGCAGGGCAAACAACCGAAAGGAGCTACCGATGGGCATGCGACGAAACCCTGTGAACGGGAAGATGAGGATCGACCTCGAAGGCGAATGCGGCAACGCATTCTGGCTGCTGGCGATGGCACAACAGATCGCCTTGGAACAAGGCAAGGATGGCGTGGCAATCCAGGCCCGGATGGTGGCGTCCGACTACGACGATCTGCAGAAGGTCATGCTCGAAGAGCTCGGCGACCACGTCGAATTCGCCCCCCCGCCGGGCGAGCTGTGCCTGCACGAAGATCTGGCCGAGCTGAAGGATGGGACGGTCATCTGTGGCGGTTGCCTCCGCCGGTTCGAGGTCGTCAAGGATGGCGACGGGAACGATGTTGCGATGGTGGACAAGCATCTGGCTGCGGGCCCGGGCCGCCGCCCCGAGGAAGGAAAGTAACTTTTTTTACGAATTTCACGAATTAGGGGTTGTCTCCCTAAAGTTATCGGGTATACTCGCCGATAGTTAAGTTAGTTAAACGCTATGAAACACAGTGCAAACACAACACAAGGGAACAACACAATGGCAAACGCAACAATCAACAAACTGCACGTCAATGCACAGCATCTCACATTCGTGAAGATTGACCGCTTCGTCACCGAGGCCAGCGACATCGGGATCCGCCCCGGTCAGCGGTTGCCAGACCAACTCGTGATCGAACCCCCCATCGCCAACGGGCTGTCGTTCGTGCCGCACTCCCAGGACGACTGCAGCTTCACCTACGTCCAGGCCAACGGGCTGGTACGCATCCGCGTGTTCAACGACTAACGCCGAAACGGCCCCCCCCCGGGGGCCGTCGGCCGCAGCTGGCTACTGCGACCCTGACGAGGCAAGCCAAACAAGGAACCTGGACATGGCAACAACCGAAACATACCAACGCAACAACATCGGCGGAGGCCAGTTCAACGTGAAGGTCGTGCGGGGTTGTGCCACGGTCGAGGAAATAACCGACGCAGTCGACGGCCGGGTGCTGCACTATGGCCAGTGGCCCAAGACCGACGAAGATCGCCGCTGCTGGCAGCACTGGTCGCTGGACTTCGGCCGCGAGTTTGCTTCGGTCACAAGTGCCAAGTCCTGGATCAGCAAGGCCGCCAACAAGCAAGGTTGGGACGGCAGCCGCGATTGGCTGGTCATCGAGGCCAACGTCGCAGGCTACCGTCACAGCATCAGCGTCTATCACCGCGAACCGGCCGCCCCGGTCGCCCACTAATCTGCTAACCAGAAGGAGCTCGAAAATGGCAAGCACAGCAATGAAACGCGAACTGGCAATGACCGACATGGGAAGCATCCTCAAGCAGCTCGGCCCGGCCGAGGCTACTCGGGTGCTGGCGAATGCTGTCCGGAAATACGCAGCCTTCACCCCCGAAGTGACCGAGCGTCATATGCTGGTGATGTCGGCCGAGCTCGAGCAGGCCGCCGATAAGATCTCCGACTACGACACCGTCATGCGGGAAGCACAGAAGGCCGAGTATCCCGGCGACGCCTGCCACATCTGCGGCCGCTGGACAGAGGCTAGCGACTGCGATGCGGGGATCGAGATGAGCCGCGAGGATTACATGATGGGCCACGCCGACGGGGTGTACCAAAAGGCCGGGCTGTTCCACACTGCAGAGGGCTGCCGCTGCCACGGGGGCGGTTGACCGCCGAAACGCCCGGGCCCCCGGGCGTCGGCCACAGCTGGCTACTGTGGCCCTGACGAGGCAAGCCAACCAAGGAGCTCGGTCATGAATATCAACAGACGCTGGTGGAGGTTCGATTGGTTCGGGTTTAACCGCAATGGGGGATGGGTGCGAATCCTGCAGCTCCGCTACACGAAACAGCGGAGGCTGTTCCTGTTCGTTTCGACATGGGCCCGGCCCCGCATCTATACCGATGCCGCACTCGCCCCTCGGTAGCCGAAACGCCCGGCCCCCGGGCGTCCGCTGTGGCTGGCTACCACAACGCTGATGAGGCAAGCCGAAAACCAAAGGAGATTCGATATGGCAAGCACACGCAAGAATTACATGGAATGGCTCTGGGACCAGGGCCAGGCCGACGCCCAGGCTGGGAAGGCGATCGGAGCTTTCTACGATCTCAAACTCCCCAAGGGCTGCAGCCACAACGAGGCAGCCCGCTCTCGCTACGAGCGAGGCTACCGAGACGAGAAGCAGACCCAGCGAGAGAATGGAAGGGGCAACACAATGGAACTGCGAGAGTATGAAACCGTGTGCCACAGCCTGCAGAAGAAGGGCGTAGTGCGGGCCTGGCATGTGTATCACAACGACGACAAGGTCGGCAACATCACAGAGCGGAAGGGCGAGTTTCGCCTGGAGGAACTCTGGCGTGCGGGTGGCCCGAAGATTCAACTCCGCAGCCGCAGGTTCGCTACGCTGCTGACCAAGGCCGCCGACATGGTGCCCCACTTCGCGACAAGGATCGAATGGCGTAACCGTTAACCACCGGGGCCCCCGGGCCCCACCAACCAAAAGGAGTCCCCGATGAGACGACAACAAACTCGACCGACAAGGCCCCCGCAGCGAACGAAACAAGGCAAGCCGAAGTGCACCTGCCGCCCCCCGAAGAGTCACGCCGACTGCTTCTATTGCGGGTCCGGGATGGACGACCATATCTGTGGCGAATGTGCCGAGGCTGGCGTCGACGGCCGGGTCATCCACGGCACCGGCCGCATGACCTGCAAAATGCACAAGGCCGAGGCCGTCCGGGCGTTCTTCGCCGTTGCGTACAAGGGCTCTGCCGGCAAGCAGCACCTGTCCAGCAGCGACGCCGAGGCCCGGCCGCTGTGTGACGTTCGGACTACAGGCTTGGTGTTCACGATGCGAAGAGCCCACACGGATACGGTCTGCTCCAAATGTGCCGCGAACGCCAAGGGGATCCTGGCCAGAAGGAAGGAGGCTCAAGGTGCGTAACCTCGAGCCGCACAGCGACATCCCAGGCTACAACTCCGGCCTTGTTTGCCGGCATGTTTGCGGTGGTCATATCGTGTTGATCGACCGCTATCGGGCCGGGTCCGCCGGGGGGCCCGGGGGCCGCTGGCTGTTGCGGCACGAGCCGTCCGGCCGCGAATGCCTCCACACCGAACACCAGGCCGCATGGGATGACATGAAGCTGGCCGCCTCCGGCGAGCTCGAGCGGCACGCTCTACTGCCCGGGGGCTCGCCGAGAGCTGTGCAGCCCGTTGCAGACGTTCCGGCCAAAACTCCGGGGCGTCGGCCCCTGGCCGAACAAACAGCAGGGAGCCGCTCCTACGCCGACTGCGTAGCACAGGCCGAGCGGGCGGTGGCGGTGCTGGGGCGGCCCCCGTTCCTGGATAGCGAGCTCTTTCGGGTGCAGCTCCGCCGCTGCGTGGAGACACTTGCCCGCCTATACGCCCGCCGGGGGGCCGGGCAATGAACATCCCCGACGAGCTGACACTCGAGCGGACGGACTGGCTTTCGTTGTTGCGGTTGCTGAACCCCCGGGGGGTCTGCTGCTGCGATGCGGGGATCGAGATGAGCCGCGAGGATTACATGATGGGCCACGCCGACGGGGTGTACCAAATGGACATGACGGGCTGCGTCGAGCTGACGCCGTTCGGGGCTTGGCTGGCCGACCAACTCATCAACCACCAAGACGCATGCGGGCCGAATTGAGCCCAGAAAGGAATCTACCATGCCACGATCGAAGATCCGCCCAAACCACCAACGCCGGAGTCCGGTGCTGAAGCTGTTGCGGGCCGAGATGAAGAACCAAGGGGTGAGCCAGGAGGCCGTCGCCGCCGAGCTCGGAACGAGCCAGGCGTGCATCTGCTCATACCTGTCAGGGGCGAAGCAACCCGGGCTCCGCAAGTTGGAGATGATGTTCAAGCTGCTGGGGATTCAGGCTGTGCCGGGCCCCGGGCCCGCCGCCCCCCCGCCGGGCGAGACTCCGTAGCTCACCGCTGGCGGTTGCCGATATCCGCCGGTGGGTCGCAACAACCCTGTCGCTCGTGGGCGGGGTTGTAGTCTTTTGGTATCCGCTGCGGTGGCAAGCTGGCAGCCGGGGCCTCTGGTGAAGGCTCTGAGAACGCAAAACTTACATGGCCGACGGTCCTGCCGTTGACCACCAAGGGGATCTGCCCGAAAGCCTCGGCCGCCTTGATATGCAACGAACCGAACGGGGTCTCGTAGCGGACCTCGCGGCCCCCCGCCGGGGTTGGTTTCATCATCATGTTACCACCATGGTCCCGATCCCGCCTATCCCCTTGCCTCCGCCCGTTCGGGGCACCGTATAGAGCACACAAAGGGGCTGGTTGGGGAGGTATGCGCCTTGAGGCGTCCCGGCGAAATCGTACCCCCACCCAAATCCGTGAGTGTAGACCTGCATACTATACGGGGGCGCAGAGGCGGTGCCGGGCTTCGTACTAGCGACAATGGCCCCCACCTTGCCGGTGACCTTATGCACAAGACCCCAGATCTCCAGGCCGTGGTGGACATAGCTATCCCCTGGTGAGCTATGGGAGCGCCCTGGTGGCCAAAAATCAAAGGCGCAGGTATTCCCCACGCTCTCATTGTAGTAGTGATATACACAATATTGACCGTCCACATGGACCGAGGGCCCGCCGCCGGACTCTGCAAACATCACCGCCCCACCGTAGCTGCCCGCAATATTCACCGAGGTCATCCGGACCATATTGGGGGACCACGTTGGGCCCCAGCAAGCCAAATCTCCACCGCAAGGTCCCACGCCCGAGAACGTGAAAGTCCCGGTGGTTGCGGGCTGGCAATCACAGATCGTTGTGTCGGTTGGTGCGGTGACGACGGCCTCGCCGCCCCGGGTTGCGGAGTATCCGCAGGTGATGGATCCGTTGGGGATCGTGTCGCCTAGATCAAACTCCCCAACAGCGTTAAATAGATAGCCAAAACTGGGGGCGGTTGGCACCCCCCCTGATTGCGTGTGGGTGCTGACTACCACGCCCGTCACCTTGGAATCAGCCTTGCGGACCGTGACGCGGAGGTAGATATAATCGTAGTGCCAATCCGCCATCGGGGATGTGCAGTCGAGGACGTGTCTTTCGCTGATTTCGTATTTGATGACCTCCCACACCGGGATCCGAGATTGGTAGATAACCGCCGCCGGGGTGTCGTAGAGCTGCGAGGCTGTATAGACGCCGTCCAGGTTGATCTCCTGCACGCGATAGGAGTATTGGTTGACGATGCCCGAGGTGTAGCAGTCGTTGCAATACAAGAGATCCACCCCCGAGATGTCCACGCGGACACAGGGGCTGCCCTCGAACGGATTACAGCAGCATTGCCAAGGTGCTCCACTCATATTATTGGGCACGCCCCGTCTACGCCGTTGCTCAGGTTCGGGATCTGATACTCTTTCGTGCCGTCGTCCAGCGTAGCGACAAGCACCAGAATAGGCACGTCTTCGGGGATTGGCTGGTGGCTGAATGTGCCGATAAGATTGCCGGTATTCACGCCCGTGCCCATCAGGCCGCTCGCTCCGTTGTAGGCCTCGAGCATACTATACGCAACGCCCGTCCGGCCGCCCGATTTGTCGGCCCAGCCGCCGTGGCCTGCGGTGGACTTGACTATCTCCACGATCTGGTATGCCCATCGGAAATAGGTGCTGTCACGCGAAGCATCGTAGACCCGGGCCACGAAGATCAGGGGCCCGCCCCCCGCCGAGCTGGCCAGGCGGACCGGCATGTTGCCCACCATGCAGCGGAGCTCGGCGAGCTCGCTCTTCAGCTCGTTGACTTGCTGTTGTAGCTCTTGGCTCATGGATTAGAATCCTGCGAAGTCCATCTCTGAGAAGTTGGTCTGGATCTCGGTTGTGCCGTGCTCGTAGTCGCGGGTGCGACTCGTGACGACGGTCCCGATTGTCACCGTAACCAGGCCGCTCGCCGCCTGCCCAATCATCGACCCGGGCTCGCCCAACGAGCAGAACCCCGAGTAGGCCATCTGTATCGTGGCCCGCTCGCGACCATACCAGACCTTGGCCATCGCCATGATCCGCCGGAGCTTGGCGGAGTCGTCCCGCAAGGTGCAGGTGGAAGCCGCCCCGCCGGAATGGACCGGCAGCCCGTCCACACCGATGCTCAAAACCGTCGAGGGCACACACCACCACAACTCGGCCCCGGGGACGTTGACGTGCAACACACGGCCGGTCGGGGCGGTGTCGGTGTTGTTGGGGTCGACCCGCTCGTATACGCGGAGCCGGTGGTCGCAACGCATGGCGACCGTGGCGACGATTGTGTCGTAGTCGAACGTGGGCTGGATCACAGCTGGGGAGTCATTGAAGTGGTTCAGGCCAAACACCTGGTTCGGGCTCACGGTCAGGTGGAACCCGAAGTGCTTGTCCAGCATTGTGATGCTGGCCGAGGGCTTCTCCAGCACGTCCAGCCGCTCCACTTGATAGTATTTTGAGTCGTCGGGATTAAGCACCCAGACCAACGGGGCCTGGTAGGTTTCCTCAACTGAAGCGTCGGCCTGCATCGGCAGCTGCCGCTCGAGCCGGTGGCCCCAACCTCGTATCGAGGCCGGGGTAAAGTGCGGGGTGGAGGTCGTGTCGTCGATTGTGCCGTCTGCGTGCAGCTTGGGGCAAACGGGCGACGAGCCCGAGCCCAGCCCGTTGCCCGCCAGGAAGTCGAAGTCGTCGGGGATGACGTAGGATCGGTAGACCTTGCGGTAGGCGTCGCCGCCCCGGGCGTCCTCGTCCAGGGCGTCGTAGGCCGTCTCGTCGCCGTCTGTCCAGAGCCGCTCCAGGGTCGTATCTGTGATCGAGACCGTGAACATCGACAGGATTGGCTCCCCCTGCACGACGATCCAATCGTAGCGTTCGCTGCCGTAGCCGATGACGACTTCGCCCAGTATCGCCAGGCCCCCCGAGCCTACCTCCAAATCCAAATCGACCCAGAACTGCTCGGCGTTCGCGGGGTGGATGTCGCTGGCGTAGCTCATGGGAACGTCCGCCGTCGAGAACACCCAAACCACTGCGTATTCGTTGTCGGGGTCGGCGGGATCCTCGACAACCCGGATACACCACCCAACCCCCCGCCGCCGGTCGATGACTCGGTCCAGTGCGGCCTTGACGGAGAGGCCTTCAATGCTCAAGGTCGGGGGGTCGATGTCCTGCAAGATGCTCGCCTGCCCGCCGAGCCGGAACCGGAAGGGCAAGTTGTCGTCGCACAGCAGATACTCCGCGATATCGTATGCGGTCCAGGTGTCGCCCCCGGCCCCGGTGGGAGAGTCGTCCCGGTCGAACACGTACCAACCCGGGGTGCCGGAGCTCGGGTCTTTGGCTTCGGATCGGTTGCCGCCCCGGGCCGTGCCTGTGCCGGACTTGCGGCCGAGGTCGGGGCTGTCGTTGAACTTGAGCGAACGCTCTATGGACAGGTACGGGGCCGCCGGGCTCATGTTGCTGCCGACCCGGGTGGAGTCGTTGCCCGCCGGGGTGCTGTCCAGGATATGGGCCAGCCCGTAGGCGGTGATCTTCATGTCGCCTTGGCCGCCGACGGTCGGGTCGCCCCGGTGCAACAGGAAGTTGACTTCCGCAACTATGCCGACCCATATCGTCGTGCCGACCGTGACGTAGCTGCCGCCGCCCGGGTTCGGCACCCAGAAGGTGCTGACGGTCTGGACCCGGATGTACTTGCCGTCCAAGTCCTCGGAATAGTGCTGGGACAGGACGGACTCGTCTTCGCGTTTGAGCCAGCCGTAGCGGAACCGGAACTCCGCCGACGAAACCCCCGGCGAAACAAGATCCGTCGACCGTATCGGCTCGATATAGTGCACCGTCAACCAGGGGTCGCCCCAAGCAACTCTGGTCTGCACACGCAGGGGCTCGATGGCCGGGCCTATCGTCGGTGCGGGGGTGTATGGAGGTATAGAGATAGGGCTCATTGTGCCTGCTCTCCGGTGTTGGTGCCGCTGGCTACGAAGAACGCCCCCGCCGGGCTCGGCGTAGCGGGCCCGTCGGTATCGGTGGTGCAGGTGTAGATGGTCGCATCGTCGCTGTCGAGGTCCGGGGTGCCGGAGTTGCGGCACTGGACGATGACCTTGGCTGTAGCTGCGTCTCCAGGCGTCACAGAGCTAGTCCAGTCGAGCTTGGCCGTTCCGTCGGAGAATATCATGGCAACCTCTGTGGGCGTGTCAGAGCCAGGCACAGGGTCAACTCCGTTGGTCGTCAGGTACACCAGGAAGTTGTCCGCCCGGTTCGCCGCCAGGTCGGCCAGATACTGGTACTCCGCCCGGACCCGGACCTCGCCCGCCGCCGCCGGTTCGACGACGATGTTGGTCGGGTCGCTGGGGTCTATGGCGACCTCGGCCCCGTTCTCGTCGATGGTGAAGGTCAAGGCGACGACGTTGTAGCTGGACAGCCCGTAGGCGTTCCGCTTGCGGACCACCAGATTCACGACCTTGACGTTGCCCGCCCCGGGGTTGGCGATTGTGCCGGTGGACGTGTGCGGGAGGCTGGTGAAGGTCTCCCAGGCCGCCGCATCGAAGTCGGGCTGGGCGTCCTCGCCTTTGAATACCTCCCAGCGGGTGTTGGCGTCGTTGGCGACCCGGTGCATGCCCCGGGCGAGCTCTTCGAAGATGGTGATGGTGCACGAATGGAATCCACGGGCGACCTCGACAAACGGGGCCCCGGTTTCGTGGGCCCCCCGGGCGACTTCGCTGACGAGCCAGGCCGCCTGGTGTGCCCCCCGGGCGACTTCGACGAACTGTGGCGGATTCGAATCCTTGCCGTCGAAACCTTCCTCGTATTCTCGGCCGGGGGTGGCGGTTGTGGAGAGCCGGGTGAACGGGCCCACTGTGCCCCGCATGCCCGCCGCCCGGTAGTGGGCCAGGACGCGAGCCCCGGTCAGCACGTGGTTGTAGACTGCGACCTCGTCCATGTATCCGCCCGCATTCAGGCTCGGCACAGTCACTGCACTCCCGATGCCGATGCCGTCCGTGAATGGAGCCCAGCCGGTTGGCGTTTCTTGACGCTGGTAGGTGATTGCCAAGTCGGCCGAATCGACGTAGATATGGAGCGTGTTGGTTGTCGGGTCGGCGGTGACGACGATATGGTGCCAGTTGCCGTCGCGGACGCCCGTGTCGAAGGCCGCCGCCCCGGACAACATGAGCGTAGTCGGGGCCGCCGAGCTCGCCCCTATCGAATAGTGCAACTGCGCCCGTATTGCGTTCGGCATCGGAGTCGAATTCTCGTCATTGCCGATCGTGATAGACAGGTAGGTGTTCGGATACACGCCGCCCACTGCGGTCCAGCCAAACATCAACGCCCCCCAAGTGGGCTCGTATCCGCTCGTATCCTTGAAGAAGCACTCGAACGAGAACCCTGCGTCGAGGTTCGTGCCGAGCTCGTTGAGAGAGCCTGCGGTGAAGTTGCCCATGTCGGCCTGGGTCAAGTCCAGGGCCTTGTCGCCCCCCCCCAAAGCACCTTCCACACCCATCGTCGGGCTGCCGTGGTAGGTGCCCTCGAAGCGTCGCCGCGATATGGCATAAGCCCGGGTGCCCTCGGTCTCGGCCATACGCCAGTAGACGTGCGGGCTGTCGGTCATGACCTCGCAGACGTATCGCTCTCGCCCGGCCCCTTTCCGCCCGGGGCCGCCCCCCAACGATAGTGAAGTGATTGCCCGCACAGCCGCCTCGCTATATGATTATGAAGGTGTCGTTATTGGCCGGGGCCTCGGTGAGAGTCGTGTAGGTGAACTTGCCGTTGGCACCGGAGAGAACGTAGTCGGTGATGTCGGTGGCCTGGCCTAGCAGGGCCCCGCTGGTGAAGATAATGATCCGGCCGTTGTAGTGGTCCGCCGTCGCCTCGGTGATGTCGTCCGCCTCGAGCTGGGTGGTGGTCGGGGTGAAGCCGCCGGTGGTGTCGACCGTGGCGGGGATAATCGAATCCGCCGACAGGGCCAGGGCCACAGCCGCATCGTTGTTGTTATTGATCGCCTTGACGTTGACGTCGTCCACAGCGTACAACTCGGCCACCACGTCCACGTCTGTGTCGGCGGCATTGGGGCTGAGAATCTTGAGATAGACGGCCGTATTTGCCGGCACTACAAACTGGTTGGTGACGATGGCGGAGCGGACCTCGGTGCCGAACACGATATATTGCGGCGAGGGCTGCACCGTCTGCGAGCCGATGACGATGACGCATTCGAAGGCCCCGCCGGTGCCGTCCAAATCCTTGGAGCCGTCGCCCAGGTGGATGACGCCCTGGCACAGCCGATTCTGTGTCGTGCTGGGGGTGTCGGTCAGCACAGTTTGCTGAGACGTCAGATTGAAGTCGGCGTTCTCTGTATCAAGTTGCGTCAGCATTGCAGGCTACTCCACGGGATAGATATACGGTAGGAACCAGGGGGTGGTGAACAGCTGCACATTGGGTTGCTGGTTGAGTAACAACAGAAGCATCTTGCTCTCTCCTATGCGATCGGCAAGCCGACCAACGTGCAGAATCCGTCGAAGGAATCGGACAAGTCGCCCTTTATCCCGTCGCACCAAACACGGTTGACGAGCGGAGCCAGGGTCTGTATCGAGCCGGTGGCAACGGGCCAGGTGCCGGGCGTGCCGGCGGCAGCGTTGTGGACGGTATAGGTCGTCAAATCAAAGGCGAACGTCCGGGAGGCCGTCGACATATACAGGAACTGCCCGTATATGCGGAGCCGGTTGCGGGCCACCCCCGCCGCCACTCGCTGGTCGAGGGCTTTGGTGTCCTTGATCTTGAGGATTCCGCCGTCGTCGGTCAGCCGATCGTTGTCCATGGACCAACGGATCGTCCGGTGGATAATGTAGCGGTGGTCGAACCGGGCCGCCGGGTCGACGATATCCTTGGCTGTGCCGTCGGGATTGAACGCCAACGGTAGAACATCGTAGTCGGACAGGTCGGCGGAGCCGCCGGGGAACTCGCCCCAAGCGTTCGGCGTGTGGGCCACGTCCGACGGCCAACCAACCGACAAGGAACCGCCGAGAGCGTCGGAGAGAGCAGCGTAGGCCGCCTGTCGGACCTCCGTCTCCAGCGAGTCGCCGTTGCAAACGTGCGTCAGGAACACCCAGGCCGCATGGTTCGGCAATTCCAGCGTCTCGACCGGGAGCCCCTCGACCCGGTAGGACGGGCCCCGGGTTGTCACGAGCATCTGGATCTTGAAGGACAGCTTCGGGACGGCCCCCCGCATATTCAAGTAGAGGCTGTGGACCGCCAGGCCCTTGAGCTTCTTTTTGTACTCGGTGGTGACGGCCATCTCGAAGGGCCAACCCGAGTCGGTGATGTCCTCGTCCCAGTTGCCCACTTTCGCCTGCGGCCGGAGCTGGGCTGTGCCGCCCGCCGGTTCCGCCGGGAGGCTCACTACCGGGTCGGCAATCTCCACCGAGCCGGGCCGGAACTGCCGGTTGACCATCGCCAGAAACTCGCCTATCTCCTGCCCGAGTTGCTGGGCCTGGGTCGTGTGGTCGAGCAACTGCCGCCACGGAACAGCCGAAGCATGCGTGGCGAGCTTGGTGGCCCCTTGGAACTCCGCCGACGAGGATACCACCTTGTGCCGGGGCGACCAGCGGACCGCGAACGTGATCGGCAAGATCCGTGTCGCCTGGAACTCGACTGGCGTGTCCAGCGTCAGGAATCGCATAGGCTGCGGGTTTGTCTTCGCCATTATCCTGTCCTTATGAAGAGGCCGTGTCTACGATGTTGGTGGAGCCGCTGGTCCGCCATTGGTGCTCTATTGTCTTGCCGTCGTCGACGATAGCCTGGACGTGGGTGGAGGCGTCCGGGGCCGCCGGGGTGGAGCCCTGTTCGGCATAGAAGATCTTGACGATTCCGTCGCCGTCCTCGCCCAGGGTCTCGCCTGCGTGTGTGTGTGCCGGTGCGGTGCTTGGGAATGTGACGCCCATGCTTCTGTCCTTTCTTAGACTGGCTGGTACCAACCGTCGACGCCGTCGTTGTTGTTGTCGGCGTCAACGAACAGCTCGTTCAGGTCAATGTAGTAACCGGCCGGGGCCCGGTATTCCCAAATCGCACCGGCCGGGAGAACAACCTGTCGACTCGAATCCTTGTCGACGCCCGTGGGCCCAATCATAACGTCGCCGGTGTTGTCGCCGGAGGCCTTGGTTGCACACAGCAGCACATAGACCGCTTTCGTCTCGGAGCCTATCAGCACAACGCCCGTCCCGGCGGTCGCGACAGCCTTGGTGATGGTGGTTGGCGTGCTCTTCTTGAAGCCGCCGATGATGCGTTGTCCGTGGACGCCGCTGACGTCCTCGGTGCCGACCGTCACCTTGCCTTCAGCAGTCAGAATATCCAGATTGTTAGCCATCGTCAGAGTCCTTTATGCCGCTTCGTAGCTGAGATTGAACCGTTGGTAGCAGGTGGCGTCGGAGACCTGGCCGACCGGGGCGTGCCGGTGGATCCAGATGAAGTAGATTTCGCCCGTCAACAGCGTCCCGATATCCAGGCCCGTCGCCAGCGTGCAGCCGGAGTCCATGGTGGCCGCCGGGGCGGTATCCTCGTCGGCGATTGTCTCGGCGTAGCCTGCGGTGGAGGAGCCGGTGGGGGCTTCCTTGGCGAGGCGAATCGGAGCGACGTGGTCGGTGGTATCTTCGGCCGCCCCGGCCGTGGCCGAAGTGCCCAACAGCCCCCGCCCCGCCGCCGCGACGGTGAGGGCTGTGGCGGTTCGCGAGTTGTAGTAGACGATCTCTTTGGTCGCCCCGGCCGCCGATTTGACGTGGGCGAATCCCCTCTCGCCCCAATCTGCAAAGCTGCCGGTCGTCGTGATTGTGCCCGCCCCCGAGGCCCCGAGCTGTGTGCTGTTGGTGGTGACTTGCGTGCCCAGCGTAGCGACGTATGCCTTGACCGAGCTGACCGTCATGGTCGACTCGTTCTTGACGCAGATACAGCGATACTCGTCGTCGCCTGCCGAGGCTTCGGCGGAGCTGATGTTGTCGAAGCCGACCAGATTGTTGTACTCCTCCGCCAGGGAAACTGTGGCTGTGCCGCTCAGATCTGTGGCCGAAGATCTCGTCACCCGGATACACTTCTCGGGCTCGGCCCCGTCCTCCAGAACCTTGGTCTCGCCGTTGGCAATCGTAACTGCGTCGCCCAGGGTGCCGCTCGGGGCGGTCCACTTGAGCGTATCGACCGAGGCCGCCGCCAGGGTGCCGTCGCCGACTCCGTTGGCCCCGTTGACGTGGTTGATTGTCACGTTGGAGATCGGGCTGGTGACGGTGTTGCCCAGCTGGGTGCACTCGGTCGAACTCCGGTAGTTGCCCAGGCAAGCGTCGGGGTCGGTCTGTGCCCCGCCGTCGGAACCGGCCCCGGTCATATACATGCGGAGGCTGTCAGCTCTGGTCTTTTCGTCTGCCATGATTGCTTCCTAGTTCGCGGAGAACGTGACCTTGTTTGTACCCGAATCCCAGGCGACCGACAAGTCGGGGGAATCGGGGTAGCGGACCATCAGAACATTGCGGGTGTCGGCGGTTCCCTCGTTGCCGTTGTCTCCGACAGGCACAACCCGGAACTGGTGGGTCGTCACGTCCTCCAGGCCCCGCGAACGCCAGAGGAAATAGCCGTCGCCGTTGTCCTTGATACGGGCCCGGGCCGTCCACACGCTCGAGACATATTCGTCGATGCGGTAGTGGTCGACCGCCGCCCCGGTCGAAGCATACCAGGCCAGCGTAACTCGGCCGGGGTGGCTTTCCATTGGGGCGGTGTCGGCGTCGTCGAAGACTTCAATGATCGGCGTCTCGCCGGGCTCGACCGACAGGACAATCGAGCTGCCGGGGGTGGTCGCTATCAACTGGCCGTCGCGATAGACGTAGTACGTCGCCCCGGCCGCCCCGCCGCTCCAGCTGATGAGCCAGGACATGGGCCCGAGATACTGCGGCGAGTTTGTACTCATCGTGACGGTCATACGATGTTGGTCTCCTGCAGCTTCCAGGTCGCCTCGACCCAATATCCGGCGGAACTCGACAGCCCCCCAACCGCAACCGCCAGGGCCGTCTTGCGGGTGACGTCGACGCCTAGCACAGCGACGTTCGTGTGCGTCTGGCTGTGTTGGTCGACGACACTCTGCAACGTCCCCACCAGGGCCTTGTACGCTGTGGCTTCCACTTCGGCCGCCGCCGCATCGTCCACGTCCACTCCCGTAAGCAGCTGGAAGATCGGGCCCCGCTGTCCGAGCAGCCGGATGGCCGACCCGTGGGCGTTGGGCCGGGTGATATCTTCGATATCTTCGGCGAGAGTCTGGAACTCGCCTTTCATCGAGATCATCGTATAGGCACCGATTGCCGGGGAAGCCATAGCCTACTCCACGTGCGTATTCCGCCCGGACTTGGAGGCCGCCGCCTCTTGTTTGCCCGCTGCCTTGTCCTGTTTGCCGGCAGCCTTGTCCTGTTTGCCCGCCGCCTCCCCTTGCTTGCCGGCAGCGTCGGAGAGCCCCGCAGCCGCTGCGTTGAGCTTCTCGGCGACCGCTGTCAGCTCGGCTTGGGTCTTGATGTTCTCGGACATCCAGGTCGACATCTCCTCGAACGAAATACCTTTGCCGCCGGGGCTTTCGGGTGCGACTAGCTGGCTGGCAGTCGGGGCGAACGGTTGCACGAACTCGGCCAGCTTGCCCGCCGACGCCATGGTCTGCATATCCTCGAGAACCCCTTCCTTCTGCTGGTACAAGGGGCTCTGCCGGAACATCTGCACCACGGCCGCCCCGGTGTTCTCCGGGGCCGTTTCGGGCGTGTACTCTTTGCCGGTTCGCCGGTCGAACGCCATGCCCCTCGTCTGCTGGTGGGTGCGGATGAACTCGTATGCGGTCAGGGTCGGATCCTGTTCCTTGGCCTCGGTGAAGGCCTGTGCCTCGGACTCGCCGACCTTCATGTACTTGGACTTCTTGGGACCGTATTTCGAGCCCTCTTGCTTTTGCCTCCAGGCCAGGAACCCCGAGCCTAGCAGGGACTTGGCAGCGAAGTCGCTCCGGCCGCCTTTCTGGAGGGCCTCGATGTTGGCTTCCCAGCCCTTGGATTCGGGCACGAAGTTGGACATGAACCGCTCTTGCCAGGGGGCTGTTATGAGGCCGGTTTTCTCGTCCGTCTTAGCCGCCGCCCCGATCGATCGGTAGTAGCCTAGCAGCTTCATCTGGTCGCGGGTTGTCTCGGCGGACCATTCCTCGCGGAGCGGGATCTTCTCGGCGACTTGGCCGGAGACCTTGGCGAACTCGGCGTAGCGGGCCGTGGGGTCTTTGAACTTCTCCTTGAGCCGGTTGCCGACCACTGCCGGGTCGACGCTCGTCACGTCCTCGATGGATTGCTTAATCTGCTCGAGGTTCCGCAACAGCCCCGAGCCTACAACGAAGTTTTCCGTCCCGAGCAGCTTCTGCAGGAACAGCGGATCCTTGGCAGCCACAGCCTTGAGCTGGGTCAGCATGCTCATCAGATTGCCCTGCTCGATGATGCCCTTGCCCGCCGCCTCGTTCATCTTCAGGAACACGTTGCCCAGCGACGTGTAGGACTTCTGGTTCTTGCCGCCCACGTCCAAAGCAACCTTCATCGCCCCGGCGACCTCGTCCAGAGAGAGCTTGAGCGGGGTGGCTTTTGCGGCCGCCTCGGCAAGCCGGTCGGCCATCTCGCCCATGTCTGTGTCGGCGGCATCGGCCATGAAGCCGAGCTTGCTGTACATCTGTGTGACGCTGTCGAGCTGGTCTCCGTAGAGCCGCCAGCCCTTGATGCCGAGCTTGATGTTGGCCCCGAGCTCGCCGCCGAACAGGGCGGTGATGCGTAGAGCCTCGACGAGCAGCTCGTCCCGGAGGGCGTCGCTGGCTTCGCTGAAACCAGACTTCAGCCGGAAGGCCCCTTGGGCTATCTCGGTAACGGAAATGCCCCAAGCATTCGACAGCTCTTTGACCATCTCCCGCACCTTGGGCTGGTCCATGACGTTGTCGCCGAGCGAAACGAGTTGCTTGATATCCTGCTCGAACCCGAACGTGGCTTGCCGACTCTTGTCGACTTCCTGCAGGTAGCGTTGGAGGCCCTGCTGGAACACGCCTTTCATCGCACTGAATCCCACCAGGCCGCCGAACGCCCCGGCCGCCTTGGCGCCGATGTTCTTCATCATCCGCTCGAACTGCTTGCCCTTTTTGGTGTAGCGGTCGAGGCCCCGCTCGCCTTTCTTTTGGGCCTGCACGACCTTGAGAAATGCACCAACAGCCTTGGCTGATTCGGCGTCGAGAATGAACTTGACATCTGCCACAGCTAGTCGCCTCTCTTATCGTTGTTCACTTGCGAAGAGCCAGAGATCGACCCAATCGGGTTCGTAGCCGGGGGGCCCGAGCCCGCTACGCCAGAGCTTGTACCGGAGCCAGCGGGGGTGTCGGCAGGGGCGTTTTTTTTTGAGGCCTCCGCCATGACCTTGCCCAGCTCGAATATCAGCGGGAGGTCAATCATCGCCCCAACTACGTCGTGGACGTTATCGGTATTCAACAGCTTCAACACCGATATCTCCCAGCGTGTCACCCGGTAGTTCAGGGCCAGGGCCCCGGTGGCGATATTGAACCAGTCCTCTTGCTTGGTCAGGGGCCCGGGGGTCGCCTCGAATGTGCCGGGGGTTGCGTTGGATTCTTCTTCGGCCTGGTCGGCTTGATGACGGAACTGCCGCCAGGCCCGCTCGGCGGAACTGCAGATACTTTGGTATCCTGGAAGGGGCTCTTGCACCAGCTCCCCTTCCGCGTTCAACACCAGGGCCTGCGGCAGCAAGGTTCCGTACGATATCGACCGGACCAGAGGCACCAGCCAGTTGTTGCCGTCCGCCAGCTCAATTTCGTGCCCGGCGACCCGCTTGTCTCGCAGGAGTTGCTCGGGCCCGGGGGGCCGCCCCCGCCAATAGCCGATCCAAAATCGGCCGCCGTCGCACTTGTCCCAGGCCTGCTCGTCGGCAACGTATTTGAAGGGGTCTTGGTCGCCGGGCCGGGTGGCCGCAGCCAACACCCCCCGCCCCCCGTCCGGACCCAACACGCCCCGCCCCTTGCGGGTCTCGCCTAGAGCATACCCGAGCCCCGCAGCGGATATCGCTTCGGGGCTCAGGCCTTGCACGTTCGGTAGGTAGTAGAGCAAATCGCCCATAGTTGGTTACTTGCCCTCCCCCCGGGGGGCCGTTGCCTTGACGCTGGCCATGCCTTCCGCGATTGCGTTCAGGGCCTTGTTGGGGTCGGCGAAGCTGGTGGTCAGCTCGGCGACAACCTCGCCCGTTTTGACCTTCTTTCCGTCGACCGTCAAGTCGCGGTTCGCTACATAAGTCGTCTTGCCCATGTGACTGGTTCCTTTGCTGTTGTGCCGCCCCCGCCGCTAGGCGATTGCTGCTGTTGTGTCGATTGCGACGATATCGTTCGTGCCGTCGTAGGTCGGGCGAATCTCGATGGTGGCGGTGGCTTCGCCTTCTTGGCTGCCTTCGCCTTGGACTACCTTGACACGGCCCTCGTCGATGGTGAAGCTGATGTTTGTGGAGGTGCCGTCGGGGACGTTGACGCCTCCGGCCGCCTTGTGGCGGAGCCAGACGATGTCGCTGGTGACCGCCGACCCTGCCGCCGTGAGACTCGCCATGGCCGCCTCCACGTCGGTACAGGTCAGCGAGAGCACGGGCTGCCGCTGGTCGACGCCACAGAACACGGGGTACACGTGGCCGTCGGTCGCGAGCTGCAGGGGCTGCAACCCGAAGTCCAGCGACCAGTCGGTAATGCCGTCGATGAAGGTCGACGTATGCTTGTACGGGCCGAGCGTGTATATCTCGGTGATAGCTGGGCTGCCGTCGAGAGTCTGGCTGGCGGTATAGGCGACCGGAGCCAGAATGCCGTTCGAAGATCGCAACAGCATACGGTATCGGATCGTAGCCGGTTGGCCCTGCGAGGCCTGGATCGAGAGAGGCAAAAGCAACCCTTTGCTGGCTTCCATCTTGTAGTGGCTACTCGCCCCCGCCCGGGTGCCGCCTTGGCCGATCTTTTGCCAATACATGGTCGCCGCCGCCGCTACTGCGTAGCCGTCGATTCCGCAATAGCCCAGGGCCGTGGCAACCTGTGTCGTCTCGAATTCGAACACCGGCATCTGTTGCATCATAGCCACGAACTCGGGGTCGACCGCCCCGTCCGAGGCTACTACGATCTCCTCGTCCTGGGGCTGGTGGGAGAACGATTGGATGCCGGCAATGGTCCCGGCCGCGATTTGCACTGCGTAGAGTTTGTATGCTGCAGAGAGAGACATGGCTTGGTCCTTTATGCCGCCTTGCGGGTGCGATTCTTCCGGACTCGATTAAGGTGCCCGGTCACGAGTTGGTGGTGCTTTTTGCCAAGGTCTCGGACCTCGGTGATGGTGGTCGCGGTCAGCTCCGCAGCCTTGTCGGGCTGGTCTAGATCCTTGCGGTATGCGTAGAAATATCGGGGCAAGCTCATTATCCCTGTGCCACGCTTCGAGCTGGCGCGGACCTTCAGCATCTGCCGGGCCTGCCGCTCGGAGTCGCCCGACCAAACCAGGGGCCGGGTGTGGCCTTGCTCCCACTTCTTCCGCCAGAAGTAGAGATGGGAGGACCGGACCTTGCCGTCCTTGGAGACGAAAGTCGGGGCCTTGCTTTGGCCCGCCCGGGGTTGGTACTTATACTTCCGCTGGGCCCGCTTTTGGAAGTGGCCCGGCATCCACTTGCTGTGCCATCTCTTGACGGCCCCGGCGTTCGCATACTTCACTGCGGCACGCAGGGCCTTGGCTGTGTCGAGGGGGCTGCGGGTGTATTGTATTGTGCCTCGAAGCATCATATCCCCCAACTGAGAACAAGAATAGCACGGAAGAAGTCGCCTTGCAGGGCTCGCACGTCTGGCAAGCTGCGTTCCGGCCCCTCGTACAGCTCGATCCTGTTCACGTTCAGGTAGTTTGGGTTGCTGGCAACCGTGATTGTGCCCTCTGTCCCAGCCAGCGTAGCCATCTCTTCGACGACTGCTCCCAGGTTGTTTCCGAACTTGATTGCAGCCTCGGCCGCATCGTCCACGTCACCCACGGCAACGTCGGCCTCGATCATCACGAGAATCTTGCCGTCCTCGTCGAAACCGAACGGGCCGCCGCCGCTGGTCTTGGTTTTGCTGAAGCCGCCGTCGTCGGTGCCCACGATCGCGAACGGCCGGTATCCTTGTAGCTCGGCCATGGTGTAGCGGGCTTTGTTGGCCGGTTTCGGCAGGCCCTCGACGTAGATTTCGCCCATGGCCGCCGTGGCGTTGGCGGAGCCGGTCCAGGAGATCCAAGTCGCGGAATTGGCTAGCAGCACTTTCGCACGCTGCCTGGCCAGTGAAATAGGACCGGACGGGGCGGTTGGCATGCTACTTCTTAACCTCCTTGAATACGTCGTCCAGACGGCCCCGGATATAGGCTATGTCGTCCTTGATATCCTCGTGGTCGGCCTGGTTGCGGGCGAAGCCGCTATCGACGCTCATCTCGCACTTTTCCAGCCTGCCGTAGATGGCCTTGTCCTCGACCCGCAGCTCGCCGATGGCTTCCTTGTGAAGCTCCAGAACATCGGCGTGAGAGGAACTCGTTTCCGCCAGGCCAGAGAGGGTTTCGCGGTCTTGGCCGAACACAATCAAGGCACTCGCCGTGACTAACACAACGGCCGTAATGGCCGCTGTCGTGCTCAGGATTTTCCATACGCTTGTGGAGGGCTTTGCGGTCATATCGCACCCCTATACTCCGGTCGGGTAGCCTCGGCCCGCCCGATTCTTGTAATTATCAAAACAGCCAACCCCCCGCTCGCCGGGCCGAGCGATTCCACTTCCCACTTCTCGGAAGTCGCGTCCACTGTCACTTGGTCTTGGTTGGTCCTTGTCGCTACGTCTGCAGTCTGCACTTGCAACTGTGCCCGCCGGTTGCCCGTCAGGCCGCCCCCGCCGGGGGTCTCGTTTTCGGATTCCTCGGTCAGGATTCCGGCCGTGCTGATGTCGCTGGCGTTGGCTGGGTGATAGGTCACAGCCTGCCCAAACCGAGCGACCAGAGCGGGGGTTGCTTTATCGGCGAACTCCGTATCAAACACAGACATAGACAACGCCTTTCGCGGGCCTTGCCGTGGGCTGGCTGCAACCCGAAAGCTACAGCCAGCCCTGGCCGGGCCTAGGTGGTGGCGTTGCTGAGCAGGTGCCCGCACTCGGTGTACGAGATGATCTCGTCAACGTCGTGCCGGTAGCGGACCACGTCGCCGCGAATGCTCTCGTCTCGATACGTCTCGAGCGTGCCGCCGATTGACGAGCCGTCCTCGCCCCAATGGAAGGTCCGCCCAAGGCCGGGCTCCTTCATGTCGTTGGAAGTGGCGATACGGGCGACCATGATATACTCGTCCGACCAGATCGAGCTCAGGCTCGAGGCCTGGCCCTCGTTGGCGGTGTTCTTGGCGGAGCCAGCGACGATGATTCGGTCCACGTCGAAGCACATAGCCATCTGTGCTTCGGTGATGTCCGAGGCGACCTCGCTCTTGCCCGCACCAGCCGACGCGACGTTGTCCTTGATGTCGTCGCAGGCCCGGCCGTTGTTGAACACCTTGCGGTTCATGATCACGACGTTCGGCCACATCCCGCACAGATCCCAGACAGCCTGCTTGGCGGCCCGGATATCGGCAATGGGTGTGGCGTTGGAGGTGTCGTCCCACTCGTTGGTGATGGCCGTGGTGAGGGTGCCGCCGGTCCAGGTGGACGTATTAAAAACGGCCGCCGCCGCCCGGATCTCAGCGTTCCGCAGGACGAAGTCCTGGGCCCGGGCCGCCGAGATAACCTCGGCGTCAAAATACTCGGCGTAGAGGCTCGCTTCGCGGTCGTCGATGGGCTCTTCCCAGCCATGCTCCTCGGTGGCGAAGCTGGCGTCGGCGAACTTCCAGTTGCCGCGAGCGTAGCCGCTGCCGGGGGCCCGGCGAGTCTCGGGGCTCTGGAGGAGTTGCTCGATCGGGATGAGGCCGTACTTGCCTGAGGACTTGGCGACCTCGATGACGGGAAGCACCTGTTGGGCAATGAATCCTTGCCGGTCCTGGGCCAGCTCGAATTCCATGAGGCTGGCAGCCAGCTCCGGCCGCAGCGTTGCAAGACTTGCACTTGGTGAAGGCATTGTTGTTCTCCAAAGGTCAGGGGGTTTCGTTATTCCTTGTCACGCCAGCACGAAAGCTGGAGCTGGGGGTCTAGTAGTTCACGTCCAGAAGCATGCTGACCTTGTTGATCCTGCTGTTGATCAACGGGGCCGCATTGCCCGAGTCCGTAGCGACAGTCGTCAGGACCAGATTGATCACGTCGCCCGCTACGCAGTCGGTCGGCGTGAGTGTAAAGTCGATGTCGGCCACCGTGGCGGAGTTGATCGACTGCACCGCTGTGGCACAGATGTCGACGGTCGGTGCATCTGCACGGTAAGCGTTAACGTCCAGGGTGGAAGTGGCATCGGCAACCACCAGCATCAGGGCTGCAACGCGAAGGGTGATGGTCTCGCCGTCCACGTACTCGGGGGGCAGCACGACATTGACGGCACCGATCTGGGTTTCGGCGGTGCCACCTGCGTCCACGCCTTGCAGTGCGGGCGCGTTGGTACCGGGCGTGCCGGTAACGTAACCAAAGTCGTCGTTCGCCGCCGCCGCCGGAAGGTTCACGGCCATGTCGTCCCACGTCCGGAAGGACGTCAGGTCGACGGCGTATTCCTTGAGGGCGTGCTGGTAGTTGCTGCCGAGCAGCGGAACGACTTCGATGATGTCGTCCTGGGCTGTGGCAGCTTCCAGTGCAATGCCGATCGGCACCGAGCCGCTGTCGTCTACTCGGCCTGCGGCCGCTGCGTACAGCTGTGCGAACGCCGAGAAAGCCGCATGGGCGACCATCTTGTGCGTGCCGGTGCTGTTGCAGTGACGGACGGATACGTCGTCGCCGGAAGTCACCACGTCGTCGCGTAGCTCGCCGAGCGAATCGGTGTCGGCCGCTCCCGCCAACGCCAGCGTCGTGCCGGAGATCCGGACCCGCCGGTGGATGGACATTGTTGACCCGGACGTGTAGGTCCGGTAGTCGCTGAAGTTTGCCTGACTCATTGTTCTGCTCCCATTCTAGGGTAAGGGGGTTCAAGGGCCTTGTTTCCAGCTTCTGCTGGCGGGTGGTTTACTTGTTCTCGGCGTTGTACTGCTCGATATACTCGTCGTACAACTCGGGCGAGCCCGTTACCAGGCTGCGGACCGCTTTCGGCTTGTCCATGCCCTTGGCCATGTTCTCCTGGACAGCTGCGTTCCAGCGGGTGATGGCGTCGCCGCTGGCCTGGGCCGGGGGCTGGCCTGCGTTGGCATCGCCGACGGGCTTGCCGCCGGGGGCCGGGGTCGGGGCCGCCGTCGCCTTGTCGGCGAGCTTCTTGTCGCGGGCCTCGATGCGAGCCTGCTGGGTCTCCATCCAGGCCCTGCGGGCCTGCGGGACCGTAGCATTCGTCTCGAGTTGCTGCACGAGGAAGTCGGCGTCCGCCCCGACACACTCGGCCTTCAGCTCGGTGAACGTAGCCGCCGTCGGGGCCGTCGGGGCCGCCGGGGTTGGGGTGTCTTGCGTGGGCACAACGTCCGTTGCTGTTGCGTCAGGTTGGGGCATGTTCGAGCTCCTAATAGGGGTTGATTGACTCTTCGGTTCTAAGTCTACGCCAGCTGTGGCTCGGGCCCCCCGGGCCCGGGCCGGGGCCGGTTTGGTTCGCAATTCGTCCATGGCAGATTCAAACGTCTGCACACCATCAATCAGGCCGAGCTCCACTGCCTTGGCCGCGATATGGACACGCCCGTCCGCCAGCTTCTCCACCTGTGATTTGGTCATCCGCCGCCCCCGGGCGACCGCCGCAAAGAACATGCTGTCCATGACCCGGATCATGTTGAGCCATTCGGCCCGCTGTTCTTCGGTGATCTTTGTGCCGGGTTCGCCCGCCCCTTTCATCTCCCGGGCCGAGATAACCTCCACCGTGACCCCCGCCATCTCGGCCGCCTTGCTACTGTCGTAGACTACGCCATACGTGCCGATGCTGCCGACCCAGGCCGAAGCATTGGCATAGATCTGGTGGCACGGGGTGAGAGCGTAGTAACCGGCCGAAGCCAGGCGATCCTCGGCGTAACCGTATAGCGGTTTCTCGGAGGCGAACGCCGCCAAGTCGTCGGTGAGATCCTGGGTTCCGGCGACTGTGCCGCCGGGGGTGTCGGCGAATATCATGCCTGCTTTAACTTCCGGATCTCGCCGGGCCAATCGCACCGACTGCCGGAGCATTGCGGTGCTTGTGCCTTCGGCGAGACTCGAAAGGTGTTTCATCATCATGCCTTGCAAATCGAACACAGCCACACCGTCCTGCATGCTGTAGGGGTGCGGGCCGCCCCCGCCGCCGGGCCCGCCTTGGGCCTTGAACTGGGCGACGTGTGTCGGCAGATTCATCCCCACGGCCGCCGACCGCATCCCGAACAGCACCTTGGGCAACATCCCCCAATAGCCGAAGTATTGATCCAGGTGCGGGATAGCTTGGAATAGGGCTGCGTCAGGCACTGGCTGGCTCCTGTTTTGGCCGGGGTTCCATTGGCTCCGCCGGGGGTTGTGCCGGGGGCTTGGCCGCCGGGTTGACCCGGGGCGTCTCTGGGAGCAGGAACAGCAAGTCCCGCCAGCACACGTCGATGTCGGGGTATGCCTTGATGAGCTGAGCCGCCTCTTTTGCGGCCGCCTCGATGGTGGCTGCGTTGTCTTCGACGATCTCCCGCCGGATGTCCTCGATGTCGTGGCCCAGGTCGGCGTAGATCTGACGGGGGCTGGCCAGCAGATTGTCCTTGCGGCCCTTGTCAGCCTTGGCGTCGACTTCGGGCTGGATATACGACCAGCCAGGCCACTTCCAACTGTGCCGGTCCAGACGGACCTTCTTCCGGGGCCGCTGGGTCAGCGCAGCCATGGCCGGGTCTTTGGCCGCCCAGCGGGCCACCAGAAACTCGTACACGGGCCGCAGGAACTGTGGCTCGGATACCATCGTCCGGTTCCGGCGACATCGCTCGCGGGCCTGCTCCATGGCCCCCCGGTAGCCGCTGAAGTTGGTCTCTTTTGCGTCCATCAGAATCAGCACCAGCGGGAGCCCGAGCGTCACGCCGATCTGCTGTAGAACCATCCGCACATGCTGGAAGAAGTTGTCAGAGGGGATGTTGGGGCTGAAGCCAGTCATCTGCTCGCCGGGCCCGAGCCGGAGTAGCGTGCCGACGCTGATGCCTTCGATGGTCTCGGTCGAGCCGTCGGCCCGGGTTTCCGTTTCGCGGTTGCCGAGTTGCACGTCCGAGGTTCCACCCAGCTCGTCGCCCATCCGGGTGATGGCGACCGCGAACGCCGAGACAGCCTGGTGCTTGACTAGGTTGGCGAACTCCAGATCCTCTTCCATGCCGACCCGGTCGAAGATCCGGGCGAACGGGGTAACGCCCCGGGCCTGCGTGACACGGTCGGGGTCGGTCACGTGCAACAACACCCGCACGTCGCCTTCCATGGCATCCACGGGCGTCATGTCCTTCCGCTGGATCTCCCGCTTGGACCAGGATTCATTAGCGAACCAAAAGCGGACCTTTCGGCGTTGGGCGTCCATCTCGACGCCATGGACCATCTGGGTCTTTTTGGCCTTGTCTTTCGGGGTGCGACAGCGGTCAGCCTCGAGAACCTCGATGGCCCCGGTGTCTGTGAGATGGGCGAATACGTCGCCGTCCCGCTTGTAGCTGCGGTTGACGGTCTCGAGCAGCCGCACGAAGTTGCGTTCGCCTTGGATATCGCACAGGGCCGGGTGGGTCGACCAGTCCTCGAAACGGTCGGCCAGCTCCCGGTCCAGGCCGGTGTCGCCGGTGTTCGGGTCCAGGCTCGGGCCGCCCCGAATCTCGTAGTCCCGACTCAGGTCCAGCAGCCGCCCCACAACCCATTCGTTCCGCTCCATGTCGCGGACTTCGTCGATAATGCGGAAGAAATCGGTCTCGTTGACGTAGTGGGCATCGCCCGCCCCGCCGACCAGGTTCCGCCGCCGCTTGAAGCGGGATGCTTTGGCCGCCTTGTAGTCGGCCGAAGCATCCATCATCGTGCCCAGCGACGAGCCGACGCTGCCGGACTTGCGGAATTTGCGCATCGCCCGTGGACTCATCGGTAGTCCTCCAGCGATAGCGAAGTAGCGTTGGGGCCCCGGCGGGCCGTGTCGTGTGTGGCTAGCCAGATACGGGCGTGCTTGAGCTGCTCGCGGGTGCCCTCGGTGTCGAGCTCTTCCTCGGCCGGGCCGTGCTTAGATCGCTTGGCCTGCATCCGCAGCAAGAACAAACAGGCCGTCACGAACGCCCGGGCCTTGGTGACAGAATTGTCCTCGAGATACGAGGCATTGTCGTCGTAGGCGTCCTGGACGTTTGCTAGCGTGCTTGTGCTGGACAGTGTGCTCACAAACAGAGCTATAGTCGACCCTGCAGGGAAAACAACCCCCAATTCCGGACAAATAGCCACAATCCGGCTTTTTTATCGTACGAAAGTCGTAAGATTGGCCTGCAGAGCCTGTTTCTGCTCTATGCAGCCCCTGTGGCTGCCTTTGTCTTGGCGGAGGCCGGTTTGGGCCCGGGCTTCTGACGGGGCTTCGAGGCCGGGGCCGCCGGGCTCTCGGGAACCTCGAGAGCCGCGAGCTCCGCTGCAGCCACCTGTTCCAGCAGGTATCGGATGGTGTCTGCGGCCGTTTTGACGAATCTTCCACTGGTCAACTGGGCGTCCTCGGCCAGTGCAGCGTCGAACATCCGCCGCAGGATCTGCCTCTGCCGGAGGTTCAGCTGGAGGTCCACGTGCCGCCGGTGGTTGACGGTTTCGTCAAGGGGGGCGAGCCGGAGGCTCACCAAGCAGCTGTCGATCTGGTCGGGCCGGGCGTTCGTCTTGGGCTTGTTGGGGTACATGGGCATCCTGGGTCTCCGTGGGGGGTGGTTACTGTTGGCGTTGCGTTACGAGGAATGGTCGGCCGTCCGGCGTTGTGACGCCCCCGCTCGAACGGGGCCGCCGGGCCTGCTTGACAGCTTGTTTGCGTTGTTGGGCCCAGGCGTGCAGCGAGGTCAACAGGTGGACCCCCCGCATGTAGGCCGCCGCCACCTGGTAGACTTCGCAGTCGCGGTAGTCCACGGACGCCCCGTCGGTAACAGGCACCCATCGCTCTACCATCTGGCCTTTGTCCCGGTCGAGCACCCGGTGCATGTTCGCCATGTGCCGGTTGTACTCTTTGTCCTGACGCTGGTTCAGGCCCCACTGCGGGCCCTCGAGAACCTCGCCGGTGACCCGGTTGATGAACTCGACCTTGGCGTTCAGGATCATCTCCTGCAGCAGGTTCTGGGATTGGTGGGTGTCTATGAACCAGAGCGGCATCTCGATCTTGTGGAGCGAGCGACTCCGGGTCGACGCCGCCGGGTTGAACACGCCCCGCCCCCGCCAGAACAGCTCGGCGGTTTCGCGGACCTTGGAGGCACCTTTGATCGGCCGCACCCGGGCCCGCCGCTTCAGGCAATAGCTGTAGACCTGCTGGGTGCGGGAGCCGGTTTCGTTCTGTCCGATCTGGACCACTGTGCCGCCCGTGTCTATCAGCATGACGTCAACCGTCAGCGGTGGCAGCCAGTCGTCCTCGTAGTGGTAGACGGTCGCGAAGCAGGCCTCGTCGAGCTCCTCGAATGAGTCGACCCGCCCGTGCCAGATCCGCCGACTAACGAGCCCCGCCCCCCATGCTCGCAACACGATGTAGAAATGGTCACTCTGTGTATCCACCGCCGCCACCAGCCGGTCCGTCCACCAAGGCAACACCCGCTCGGGGTGCTCGGCGAGCTTGGTCTTGGCGGAGAATACGTGGGGGCTGGCCTTGCCGGTTTGCTGTTCCCATTCCTCGCCCAGGGTGCCGGTGAAGAAATCGAACAGCTTGCTCGGGTCGTTCTGTGCCCGGAGCCACTCGGCCACAAGGAAGTGCATTGCCGAGCTCTCCCAGAGCCAGTAGAGGGCGGAGATTTGCATGCCAATCCAACAGCCGTCCGGCCAGGATTCGATGGTGCTGGCGTCGACGATCCGCCCCCCGGCGGTGACCTTGTTCTCCCCCACTGTGCCCCAACGCCCCGCCCGCACCAGCTGACGCTTTTGCCGCTCGTCGATGTTGTATTCGCAATGCCGGCATTCGTACCAGACCGACCTCTGCTCGATGACGGCCTCGGCCGCCTTGATCCGGTCGGGGATTTCGCGTATGCTGTCGGGCCACTTGACGCCCCCCCACACCAGCCGCTGCCAGGTGCCGCACTTCGGGCACTCCACCAGATAGTACAGCTGGAAGCCGGAGTCGCGGAAGTTGGTGCTGATGGGGCCGTGCCGGGTTGTGGGCGAGCTGATCAGCACGTGCAGGGCGTCCGAGTAGGTCCGCATCCGCTTGTCGATTAGCTCGATGGGGCCTGCGTCCTGGCCGGTCCAGGGGGCGAACTTGTCGGTCTCGTCACTGATGGCCCGCTTCATCGGGTTGGACGCCATGGACGTGGCCGAGCCGGACCACATGAGATAGAGAATGAAGTTGTTGGCGAGCTTGATTTGGCCCTTCTTGACGTCATGGGCCCGGGGGCTGAACAGGTTCTTTAGCACCGGGGTCCGCCGGAAGAATGGCACCACCTTGTCCCCGACGATCTGCTCGCCCTTCTCTTGACTCGGAAGGGCCAGGCCCATGGGGGCCGGGTCGGTGTGGGCCCAGTATCCCATGCAGTTGCGGAAGGCCTCGGAGATGCCGCCTTGGACGGCCTTCTTGACGGTCAGCCGCCGGACGCCCGGGGCCGCCCCGAGGTCCATCATCCCCACCAGGTACGGGGCCGCATCGTTGTCCCAAGGGCCCCGCAAGTCGGACTCGTCTTCGGTCAGGTGGCGATATCGTGCCGCCCACTCGCTCGGCTTCATCGCCGGGGGCCACTGCCCCGCCTCCGCCTCTTTGGGCGTGTACGAGGATCGCGGCATCTCGATCTTGATGCCGTCAGCTATGACGAGGCTAGTCACGGTAGCTGTCCTCTTCTTCTTTGATCGTCGCCGCCAGCACCGCCACCACTGCCGGGGGCTCGCCGCAGACATCGACAGAACCCCCCGGGGTCTTGATTTGCGAAGTCTGAATGCCCCTGTCGTCGTCGCCACGTTCGATCCGGTAGTACAGGCCGTTGGTCTCCACTATCGCCACGGCCGCCGCCCGGACCCACACGTAGTGGCCGCCTCTGCTCTCTTCAAACATCGCGAATCCTGTTGGGTTGCTCATTGGTCTGCCTTTCTTCGGGTTGGCTAGCATCAACCAACCCCTTTGTACTGGAGGCACACTTTCGCTATAGCCTCCAGCTGCTCGTTCATCTCGTCCAGGTCGCACCGACTTTCCCAGGTGGCCAGATAGTGGATTTGCCGGGCCAGAGCTATCACGTCTCTGGCCTGGGCGTCGTCCTCGGCCTTCCGGCGAATCGCCGCCCGGGCTGCCGGCAATTTGTTCACGGCCGCAGCGTGCGATTCGAACTTCGTCATATGCTGGTCGTACCAGCTGCCGTTGCCGTCGTTGTCTTGGTAGTAGGTCTTCTCTTTGGGCCGCCAGATTAACCACTTCCCACCCCCCGCCGGAAAGATCACAATGCCCGCCTCGGCCGCCAACTCGATTTCCCTGTTTGGATCCTTCATGGTGCTCCTATTCTACTGCTTCAGCCTTGCCGAACGCATGGTCGCAAATCGCCTTGAACGCCGTCAACATAATCTTCTCGCACGCCCGGGGGTCCGTCTCGTCAGCCAGCCGCATCCGTAACGCCCGGGCCGCCCGTTGGAGCCCAGTCCGCAGGGCCGAGTTGTTCGCCCCGTGTCGCCGCTCGACTTCGTCTCGCTCCACCAGCTTGCCTTGCCGCAGCTCCCGCTCGAGCTTCAGGGTCTTGGCCCGCTCCGCCGCCACCGTCGTCTGGGCCTCGGCCTTGTCGACCTGGAGCCGCCGGGCCCGCTCGGTCATCTTGTCGTGGGCTGTGCCGCCGGTGCGGTTGTTGCTGCCAGCCCCGGGCCCCCGCCCCGGGTTCGCGAAAGTCGTCGCCCGCCATTCCCGGATCTCCTCCAGGGGGAAGTCCTTCTTGCCCCATCGCCAATCCGGCCGCCGGGTCCATTCGTGTATCGTTGCCGTCGAGCGGTTCATGAGTGCCGCGAGGTCCTTCTGGGACCGTACTATTGTATGCGGACTGGGAGCTGCTGTAGCCATATCCATCTCGATGCGATTGGGGTGGAAACGGAAATCCGTTTTTTACGTTTCTATGGGGCTCGCCATGAACACC